AGTGGACGCTGTCCACTCCATGAAATTTCTGACTGCCGCCGAGCTGCCGGACGCCTACACTGACGCCACCAATAAGACCGACAAGTTCAGGACCAGGACCACCGAGCTGCTCCGCTCCTGGGTCGGCTGGATCGATCACGTTGAACAGGTGGCCTGCGAGAACGTGCTCTATGGCTATACCGCCACCGTGCAAATGGACGAGTACGAGTGGAGACCCGTCACGTTCCGCCAGGAGGATGTGCTCTTCGACGAACAGACCCCCCAGCTGGCGACTAAGGTAGCGGTCTTTGTTGTGAAGGCGAACTACTATATCCATGAGGCCGTAGACATCATCCAGGACGAGGACGCCGCCGCCGAGGCCGGGTATAACGTGGCCAACCTGATGAACGCTATCGAACAGGCCGCGCCTCCGTATGATAGCTTTGTATACAATCCGCGTCAGCTTTCGGATATGGTTCGAGAGGGCAATTTATATTACTCCTTTCATAGAAGTTCTAAAATGATCGAGACGGCCCATGTCTTCTGCAAATGTTACGACGGAACCGTGGATCATTGGTGGGTCAATCGGAACGGAGCCAAGCGATCTAATCGGCCTACCAAGGGCCGGGATGCACCGCCCAGGCCCGAGCCCGAGGGCGACGAGCCACGGCCACCCGAACAGGATCCATATGAACTGGGGTACTTTGAGGCCTGTGCTGAGAGCATGGACGATGTGATCACCCTCTTCAGCTTTCAAGCTGGCAACAATAGATTGTTCGGCTCCAAGGGAATCGGGCGGCTGCTCTACAACATATGTCTCTCAATAGAGAAGACCCGGATGGCGTTCATCGATGCCATGTGGATGTCGGGGATGTTGGTGGGCCAAGCCGAGGAGGCTATGATCGGACGGCTTCAGCCACATGTACGTTCACCGTTCCTTATGGTACCCGAAGGCTTTTCACTCCTGCACCAGCCACAGTTCAGGGTGGATTTCCAGGCATGGCTGGCCCTCGACCAGCGCCAGACCTCGACAGCCGAGCTGATCGCCGGGGCTTTCCTGCCGACCCCAGCGCCGATAAACAACAATGGTCAGCAGGTCCAGACTGCCACCAAGTCATCAATCGATGCTGTCAAAGAGGAAGAAGTGAAGGAAGGGATGATGGCTCGCTGGTGGTGCCAGTTCACCAGGGGCATCTCCTCTATTCAGAGGCGTATCTATAGTAAGACTAACCTTCGGGCCGCCATGCGCCAGCGTAAGGCACGGCTGAAGGCCTCCGACCTGGGCCTAAGCATGATCAATTCGGATCTGTACGATGCCATGATGGAGGTAGACTCCGATACCAAGGCCCAGTTTACGCCAGCGCCGGACCTGGGGCAGGCCGATGCCGATGCTGTCCAAGTTATTCTGGACCTGATGGACGATGGGTTAAGCATTCAAGAGATCATTATCTTAGCGAATAAACCTGCGACCGAATTCTCGGAGCACACAGGTAGAGATGATGACATGATGTTCCTCCAGTTTTATCAGCTGGCTAAGGGGAACCAGAACTACGATCAGTCTAAGCTCGACGAGATGTGCGGGAACCGCATGGTCGGCTTCAAAACTACCAAAGAGATCTTCATCCCGCAGCCGAGCCAGACCAGTGATATCGAGGCCCAACGCGCCCAACAAATGGAGTGGGCGACTATGTTAGGCAGTGGAATCGGAGTACAAGTCAGCGCACGCGACCCACACATGACCCACTTCCAAACTATCGTGCCTGCGGTGGCGGATCACATACGAATTGCTTCTCAAATGCCTCCCACCCAGGTACCAAAGGATCTGTTAAACGCTTGTAAGCTGGGCGTTACCCACGGGGAAGCCCATCTCCAGGCGATGATGCAGCAGGGCGCGAACAAGCGCCAGCTCCGGCCTCAGATTTTACAGATGAAAGATTTGGAAAAAATGTACGGCAAGTTAAACGAGAACGTGACCATGGCCGAGATGCAGGCGGCCCAGATGCAGCAAGCAGGCCAACAAGGCTTGGGCCTGGGCGCATTGGCTGGGCCTGGAGGCGGCCAAGCCCCTGGGCAGGTCGGCCCAATGGGGATCCCAATGGGTGGCAATGGTAGTCTCCCCGGCCTGGGCGGCAATGGTCAGAACGGCTTCGCCTCGGGAGGTTCAATGTGAATGGCGAGTGGACCCCGAGCGATGCCGCAGGCCTTAACGAGTTCCTCAATACACAACTGGGCCGCAAATGGCTGGGAGTAATGCTGGCGCATAAGCCTCGGCTCGACCTGTCTAGCACTGAGAAAGCCGCGTTGACCGGAGCCTTTGTCGCCGGGTACGAGCACCTGCTGTTTGCTGAGATGTCCATGAATCGCAACGCTGGCGTAGTGCCTGGAGGTAAAGAAGCAGCGTCCAAGAAAGGGATCGACCCCGAGAAAGATTAACCTATGGCTGACGACGCACCCGTACCAATCAGTACCAGTGTGCCAGAGACCGTGACGATTGACACGGGCGCTGACGCTAAGACCCTGGGCGATCTTAATAAGGAGTTCGCGGATTTCTGGAGCGAGCAGGATTCTGGAGCGCCAGACACCACGGCCCCGGCAGCGCCGGACACTGGTGCTGGCCAGGAGACCAAGGAGACCAAGGTTGAACCGCCGCCCAAACCAAAGCCCGAGCCGCCTAAGGAGAAAGCGCCCAGCCCGCCGCCTAAAGCTGACAAACAATTCAGTGACGACGAGGTCGATAAGATGGCGCTGCCCACCAGGGCGGGGCAGCCGCCGGAGATGCAGGCTGACTTCAAGCAGCTCAAGGACTTTTGGAAGGCAGACCGGGCACGGCTCAAACAGATCGAGCAGCAGAACACTCAGCTCCAGGCCGAGTTGCAGCAGGCTAAAGCCAACTCTTTCACCCCGGAACAGAAAGCAGACTATGAGAACGCCACCGCCGTGCGGCGGAAGTTTGAGTTCGTCAGCGACCCGGAGTTCTTGCAGCGCTATCAAGCGCCAGTCCAGGAACGGTTCCAGGCTGTCCTTCAGGAGGCCGTAGGCGTACTGCCCGAGCGCCAATCAGCCCAGGCCTGGGCCGAGCATATCATCCAGAACTATAGCCCCGACCAGCTCTCTAAACAGTGGTGGCTCCAGAGCGTAATCTCCAAGGTACCGGATGAACTGAACCGGCAGGCTCTCCTGAATAGCGTCACTGATCTCTTGAAGGCCCAGCGTGACCGTGACATGGAGGTCACCCGGCGCACCAATGACAAGAGCGCCTACGAGAACTGGATGGTAGAAAAGACCAACGTCCAGGCCGAGCGCATCAAGGCTGATATCATGGCCGAGATCGGGGAACAGGAGAAACAGATCCAGGAAGTGCTGCCACGGGATGCCGAAGCTGCCAAGACGCCGGAAGAGCGGGCCGCCATCGATGCCCACAACGAACGCTTCCAGCGGCTCAATGGCCACTTCGTAGAGACCATGCAGGATATATCCAAGAACGGCCCCAAGGCCTGGGTCCGGGCTGCCGTCCAGGCGACCAGAGCCATGTGGATCGAGGAGCAGTACAAGACCGTACACGAGGAACTGGAGGCAGTTAAGGACGAGCGGGACCAGCTCCGGCGTGAGCTGGACAAGATCGCCGGAGTCCGGCGCAAGATCTCCAATACCACCGGCACCCCGCCGACCAGTGGAACAAAAAAGGATGGCCAAGGTTTGTCGATCAAGAACCTGGATGTGCGCAAAAGCTTTCAGAACTTCTGGGAGGAACAAGATAGACAATGAGTATTACCGTAGACGCCCGCAGCCTCGAGGCCCGGTACGGCAAGCAAGTCAGCGTGGAACCGGCCACGCCCGAGCAAGACCTTTACTATCCTGGCAGTGGGCAGGCCCCGCCTAAGACCGGCCAGGGTCAGATCCCGCAAGGCAGGCCGGTGCCGGAAGGAACCGTTGTCTCCCAGATAGTAGGCCGGGGCCAGCCCGCGCCTCAGATCCAGGTAGTGCCGCCACAGAAGGAAGGAGGGCCACCAGCTCCGCAGCTCCAGGTGGTGCCACCGACCGGCGCTAGCCGCACCACCATCGGCACCTTCGTAGAGAGTAAGACCAACCCGCTCAAGGATCAGAAACCAATAGACGAAAATCCGGCGCCGCCCCCAGGGGAATGCTTGCAGGAGCCGCCGCCGAAGCCCAAGAAGAAACTGGATCTGGTCATCGAGGTACTCAACTACATCACTGAGCTGGGCGGCGAGAAGTCAGAGGATGCTCAAAAATTCTTCGACAGAACTGAACAGACGTTGCATCAGTGGTTTATCCAACCCAACAGGATCCCGTTAGAAGCCCTCACCAAGCTTCTAAACCGAAAGCCGGGGGTCCAAGTCGAGCTGGCCGAGCAACTGGAACCACATCTTAAACACAACGACGGCGGTTTACAGAGCCTCCCCAATAGGGGCAAGACCAATGCGATTGTCTGCGCACCGATCCTGGGCCAGCCGACACTCCCCTTCCTCTGGGTCTGCCTTTATCTAGCCAAGAAATATGAACTGGGATTCGACATCCAATCCGATACCGTCATACATCGTTCTCGCAACATGCTCGCCCAGCGATTCCTACGGAGCAATGCCACTTGGAGTCTCTGGCTGGATAGTGATATCGCTGCCCCAGTGGCCAATCCCGAATGGTTTTCTTGGTTAACCGGCGCTCAGAACTTGCCACAAGAGGCCGGTTCGTACGATGTTCTACAGCGACTACTTGCCGGAGGCAAAGCGGTCATTGGGGGAGTATACGCTTCGCGGCGGTATCTCGGTCAACTGGTTATCCAGCCCGAGATCCGCCCGCGAAGCCATGAAGACAAGCTCTTATGCAATGATATCAGAAAAGGCACTGCCAGGGGACTTGTGGATGTTGATTGGCTGGGCTTCGGCTGTGCTCTTGTTCACCGGGATGTGTTCCTGGAGGTCCAGCGACGGTTCCCACAGCTGGCACCACAGGCCGAGAACGCGCCCTGGCGTTTCTTCCAACCCGAAGCCGACGAAGGGGAAGACGAAGCCTTTTGTAAGCGAGTGAAAGCTTGCTCGATCCCGATCTGGTTAGACACTCAATTGGTCTGTGGCCATATCGGAAACATGTGCTACCTCCCTGAACACACCCGAGCGATCCATGGCATATGACAGACCTTGGGATCTTTATTCTATTGCTGGTTTGGATGTTCCTGGACCGATGTAACATTTATTTCAAGCGATGAGGACGGACGTTGTCGTTAAGACTTGGTGGGGTGACCTCTGCTGGCTCAGTTACGCGCTCAAGTTCCTATACAAAAACTGGAAAGAACCTAACTCCAACTTCATCGTCTTGGCCGACGAGAACTGCAAGTCGGTGCTCAAGACCTGGGGCTTCCCGTCGAGTGTACGTTACTTCTACTTCAAGCCCTGGCCGGACGGGAACGGCTTCCAACAATACCTGACGCTCTTGTGCGATAACGTTTCTGACGCTGATCTCTTCGCCATCTGGGACAGTGACATCATGCTCACCGAACCCATGCAGGCTAGCGATCATATGATCGATGGGAAACCGATTATCTGGTTTGATCCTAATTATACTGCTGGAAAGCAGAAGTGGGGGCCAATCATGCGCCATTGGCTGGGAGCTACGCCGGAGGCTGACTACATGCAGCGGTTCCCTTTCCTTTATCGGGCGAGCACGTTAGCAAATGTGCGTAGGATGATCACGCATTGGACCGGACAGGGCTTAGAGGAAAGTCTCTACAGCGATACGCCTTATTCACCAGCCACCTTTGGCACTCATCCCTTCAAGTTCTGTGAACATAATGTGATCGGTTTCTACGCTTGGTTATTTGAGTCCGATCAATACGCCTTTTGCAATGTCCATGAACATACTTGGCACCAACGGTATCGCCATTACCATAGTTGGTCCCAGTGGAGCGCGGAGCGGATGAAGGAGCTGGACAATTTGTATCTTACGGGCATGGATAACCCGACCCTGGAAGATCAAATTATGCAGACCGCTCAAGGCTGGTGGGTCCTGAGGCGCGACACCCACATCAGCAGATGGGTCGAACAAACTCAGCGCCTGGATCATGATCAGACCGTCCTCCAGCAGCTTTGGCAGTACATCCGTCCAGGGTCGACAGTGATTGACGCAGGAGCCGCCATTGGCGACCACACTATCTTTTACTTAGGTGCTGTGGGGCCAACAGGTACTGTCTATGCTTTCGAGCCTCACCCGATCCAATACGCATGCCTAACCCGGAACTGTCCCAAGGCTCGTTGTTACCCACAGGCCCTGGGCGACACGTCCGGCACGGTACATCTTTTCCATGAGCCGGATATAGTAGCCGGGTCGCGGCTGATAGATCCCCAGCTGCAATGGCCGATGAGCAGCTGTGAACGGGTGACTCTGGACAGTGTGGTAGAAGACAAAGGCAATGTGTCGCTACTGAAGATTGACGTGGAAGGCTGTGAGCCGGAGGTCTTGCGCGGGGCACGAGAGATCATTAAAGAGAGCCAGCCCGTGATCTGGTTTGAGCAGAACCCAGAAGCCTTGCAGCGCCAAGGTCATTCAATTGATGAGGTCCGGGATCTGATCGCTGAACTAGGCTATCACGTAGTCCGGTTCTACCCAGACGGCTCAAGCTGGAACGGGAGTCCCGATCAAAAATCCCAGTGCGACATCCTTTGTTCGCCATGATCTCGCTCATGCTCCAGTGTTCGCCGATGGACCTGGGGCCAGCCTTCGAGCTGACCCAGCTAATCTGCGACATTGAGCATAAGAAGAAAGAGGGCTGCGAATTCTATCTGGTCTACCGCAAGGACTGTCCGGCCTGGGTAGTCAAGGAGTTCGAGAAGCTGGCACGCCCTAAGTTCCAGCGGGCCGCCGCCCGGATGGCTCGCAACCATGACACTGGCTGGCCCGGTGGCTGCAACATGCTGGCTGCCAGTGCCTTTATCGAGATGAGTCTCTTGCGCCGGGAAGGTGCTTGTAATAGCGGCTTTCTCTTGTTCGAACCGGACTGTGTTCCCATGGCCAAGGACTGGATCGACCGGCTCAGTGCCGAATGGGACCGAGCCCAGGGCCTGGGCAAGGAGATCGTAGGCCATTGGCATCAAGCTGACCCCGGCCCGGAGCTGCACATCAACGGCAATGCTATCTGGCGCACCAGCTTCTTCGACGAGCACCCTACCTGGATCGTGGGGGCTGGAACCCAGGGCTGGGACTACTTCTTCCGGGACAAGTTTATCCCCATCTCCATGGACACTAACCTCATGCACCAGCATTGGGGCCGGTACGGTATGAGCGAGGACGAGTTCAAATCAATCGAGAAGAACGGCGAACACCCCGTCTTTTTCCACGGCTTAAAGACGCCGGATGGCCGCCAGCATGCCAGAAAACTGCTTGTGTAACTCCTTGAAAATCAACGAAAATCCTACCATTACGGAGGATCCGCAACGTTTTCCTCCTGATCAGGAGTGCTGACAATCTAGCTTGCTTTCGGCCAGGATGAGGCCTAGAAGTCAAGCGCTGCGGTTCCGGCTCCCCCCGTCCCATTGCGGGAGCTAAGGCCTGTCACCGAGGCTGTTCAAATCGGGTGCCTGTCAGTCAATGTTAGCACCCATTTCGTCTCCATGGCAGACTGTATCGTAACCCCTATCCAGGCAGTAGACTTTGCCAACAGGGATAATAATAGACTGGTCGGTCAAATTACGACCTTGATCATGCGTCGAGCCCCGTTTAATGACGTACTCGACGGCGGCGTATTCGAAAACGCCATATCGGATCAGCAACGCAATGTCGTTGTTGAGCGCCCCATCCTCGGACAGAGCCTCGTCCTTCCCGAATACATAAATGATACCGACAGTTGCGGAACCTTCGGGCAAATTTCGCAAGTTGGTACCACGGAATACATCACCCGGCTTGGAACCCTGAGAGGTCGCGGCCCAAAAGTTTGCGTAAAGCAAATGCGGTCGGCCTTCCAAAACTCCTATGTAGCAGTACAAGACTCGCTCCAGAAACAGTTGCTCTATCTAGCCAACTGTGACGTGAGATCGCAGCTCTTCCTACATAGCGGCGTGAAGGTGAAAATCAACCAGGGCAGGACCTTCGAACAGATGATCAACGGCGATGTCCAGATGATTGACGTGCCAATGAATGACAGCACGCCGCCGGACGCCAATCTGACGTTCTCTTTCCTCCAGTACCTGCTCGTGTTCGCGCATGAGACGTTACTCTGCGAGAGCTTCGAGTCGGAGAAGGGCGCTATCGCCAAGTTCATCGGCTCTCAGAACCAGCTCAACGTTTTCCGCGACGAGTTGAACGTCCACCAGGATCTGCAATACCTGACGACAGGCCGGTATGAAATTGGTAACGAAACTTTAACTGGTTATACATGGGAAGGCCCGTACCGAGGAATTTCTTTCGGAATTGACCAGCAACCGCTTCGTTTTAACCAGTTTACCGTGTTGAATGGTCAACTGATTCCCCAATTTATCGAGCCAGAAATTGCGGTGCCGGTAACGACTGGCTTCGGCGCACGCACGAATCCCGCTTGGTTGTACGCACAATATGAGGTGGGCTTCCTGGTCTTCGCCAACAGCTTCCGGCGGCTCGTCCCCGAGCAGTACCTCGGTGTCGGTGATTGGAAATTCCCGGCACAGTTCGCACAAGGGGAACTCGAGTTCACCGTCATCAGAGACAACGATTGTAATACTTATGGTGATTATGGTTATCATATATACCAAATGATCCGTGCCTATCGCCCCGAGCGGCCTCACGCGATCATTCCAATCGCCTATAAGCGTTGCAACCCGACGTTTAATTTCTTGACCTGCCCAAGCTATCCTGGGTCTGCGTCTGGATATTCCATGTAGGTCTTCGCACCGGAGGGGGCCGATTCGTTCAAAGTTGTCTGGCTAAACAAAAGGAGAACGCTCAAAAGACGCTTAAGGATCGGCCCCTTCACCTTTATGAGTCACACCAAACCAATCAAACTGGGCCATGAACTGCATGCCGAGATCATTGGCCCCGCCAGCATTCCGGACGTTCTCTATCCAGAGCTGCACATCGGAGACAGCGAAGATGAGCGGCTCCTGGATCTGCCGGATGAGGGCACCGCTGAGATCAAGTTCAGGGTCAAACGCCGGACCCATCGAGAGGAGGCCCAGGGAGACTCGAAAAAGAAAAGGCGTTGCTGCTCCATTACGCTCGAGGTCATCTCCTTGGAACCGGGGCATGACCCGAAGTTCAACGGCAAGAAGAAGACTCACTGGGAAATGTTCAACGGAGGGCGCTGATGCCAGCTATCCTTCAATATATCCAGCAGCTCCTGGCGGCCTCACCCTTTGTTCCTTTCTTTATCCAGCTGACCAGCGGTGAGAACATCGCCGTTGTCACTAAGACTGGCGTCACTTTCCCTGTCACTAACCAGGGCGTCTTCGTGATCTTGAGTCAGGGCGCTTTTCGGGCCTACACCGACCAAGCCATTCAGTTCGTCGAGCTTACAACCCAATGATTATCGTCAGCGATGTGATCGATCAGGTAGGCCGGGTCCTGGGGACCTGCGACCCAACCTACACTTACGATGTCCTGACCAGGGCCGTCGAGTTGCTCGCCAACAAACCCACGAAAACGGGCGTGTGCTGGGATCCCCTCATGGTCTACGTCGATCTGCCGATAGTGAACGGCTACTACATCGCTCTGCCGCCGCACATTGAGAAGCCAATCAAGATCAACCTCAACAAGCAGCCGAGCTTTACCCGCAACCAATTTTACGAGTTCAGCCTAAACGGCCCAGGCTCCAACGATCCTGAGGCTGGCTGGTCCTGGCAAGATCGGGGCTGGAAGGCCTTACAGAAACCCTGGCCGCCGGGAGGCGCTCCACTTCTGATCACTTCAGATAACCCCAGTGACGATGAGGTCCAGATCCTGGTCAATGCCGTCAACCAGGACCAGAGCACCAGCTGGATCACCGCCTTTGTCGGGGATGTCTATCCCACAGAAAGTCAGGCCCCCGTGTGGATCTACGGGATCCTGGAGGTTTCCAAACCAACTACCCTGGGGACCTTGAGCGTCTATTCCTCCAATGCACCTACGCCAGATGCTTTGGTGGCCACCTGGGCATCAGATGTCCACTACCCTCAATTCGAATGGATCAAGCTCTCCCAGAACGGAGTCGCGGCCAAGATCCTGGCCCGCCGCCGGACCCACAAATTAACCCAGCCCACAGATGTCATCCCGCTCTCGAACAGACAAGCCATCATCACGGCCTGCATCGCGATCAAAGCCTTCGACACCCTTAACTGGGACGACGGAGCCACCGCAGAACAGAACGCCCTCCGATTCCTCGAAGAGGATCAAGCCGCCCGCAACCTCTTCCAACGCATTTCACAGGCTGCCGAAACCTCTCCGACCCTTAATCTCACGATCAATACCCGAGATGCCATCATAGTGGCCGACATCTATGACGCGGCTTGCGATATCTTCGGCCCCATCGGTCAGCCCAAGATCTTCGATAGGATCACCGAGGCTATCGAGCTTGGGAATAACCTCTCCCAGTGGGACCCGTTAATCGGCTACGTGGACATCACTACCTGGGACAGCTTCTACGTAACTCTTCCCTATTATGTGGATCAGGTTTTGGCGATAAATGTCAACAAGACCACCGGCCTCTACCATGACCAATGGTACGAATTCAACATGAATGGCTTCGGCCAGGACAATGACAACGCTGACGTTGTCGGCTCGAATAGATTGTGCGGAGGCTGGGAAGAGGTAGGTGAGATGCCATGCGCCTTCCCGCTGGCAGGCCCCTACTATCTGGTCGCCGCCCCGGTCGATGCCGGAGACAACGGGATCCAGATCCGGGCTTGGGGAATCGATGTGAACGATCTCCCGGTGTACGGCAGCGATGGTAATCCCGGCGCACCAATAACTTGTGAACAGAACTCCTTCGATATTTCGGGCCAACCGGGAGCGCCCTGGAAGGTCATCGAACGGATCCTGATCCAGGGGACAGCCCAGGGATTTATCCAGCTCTATGCCACGGACGGCACCCAGTACCTCCAAAACTTGGGGATCTTCTGGCCCGGTGTGTGCGAGCCTCGGTTCCGCATCATCAAGATCGGACAGAAAGCTGTCACTGTCCGGCTACGCTACCGCAAACGCTGGCTGAAGATTACCGGCCTCACTGACCCCATCCACTTGCGGAGCCGGAGCGCAATGCTCAACCTAATGCGAGCCATCCAGACTGGCATGAGTGACCCGGCTGGAGCCAACGCCCTGCAAATGGCAGCCAAACAGCTACTCAACCAGGAGTGGCGCTCAGTCCATCCTCACGCTGAGCTGGGATTGCAGGTCGATTCTTCTATCTGGGGCTCAAGCTTTATCTACATGCCGTGATTCCATGGGAGCACAGAACCTACAGATCATTATGGATGGCCAGTGGTCTGGCGGTGTCGATAGCTTTCTCTATCCAACTGACATAGTCCAAGGCTCCTACGCCTGGGGTGTCAATGTCGTTAACCGTGGCGGCGTAGTTCAAACCCGGCCCGGAAAACGCCGAGTCAAAAGCTTCTGTGGCCACCGTGGCCAGGGCGTCTATTGGGTTAGAACCCTGGATGACCGCAACTATCTGATGGTGGCCATCGATGGACAGGTCTATACCGCACCTTTCCCGTTTAAGAACTGGACGCACCTCAGTGGAGTCAACTTCCGGCCTGATGCCGAGCGGATCTATTTCTGTAATACCGAACAGGCGATCACCTACAACACCGACAACACCATCGCTCTGTTGCCCTACCCAAAGAACATAGTCTTTATGCAGGACGGCACCTCCACGCCCTGCTATTGGGACCTGGGCTCTGGAATACAGCCAGCCAGTACTGATTTCAGTTCCGGTATCGTCAATGACAACTATGTGACTGGCACGCCAAGAGCCCCGCTGATGATTGGCACGGCCATGATCTGGAAGGATAATCGGCTTTGGATCGCCGTGGACAATATAGTCTATGCCAGCGACCTGCTTTATGCCGCTTCCTTCCAGGAGAATACCTACCTAGCCGAGCAGACTGGCTTCCGCTTTCCCCGAACTGTCATCAACTTCTGGCCCATGCCGGTCATGGGCCTCATGGTCCTGACTGAGTCCAGCATGCACGCCCTGCAAAGCTATATCCAGGACCGGACTACTTGGCAGCAGCAGACGAGCCCCCCCTTCCAGTCCGATATCAACCTGGAGATCGGGCTGATCGCACCCTGGGGCATCGTCAATCTGCATGGAATGCCTTGGCTCTTAACCGCAAGAGGAATCATCTCGTTTGACCGGGCAATGACTACCAATCTGACCACGGTCATCCTCACCGCAGACGGCGAGATGATGCGCTCTAAGACCCTGCTGGCACCCAACGTTAGCCGCGCCTGCCTGGGAGTTTGGGAGAACGTTCTCATGTGCGGCATGCCGAATACCTGCACCAAGAACAGGCACACCTGGATCATGGACGCAGGGATCGCGGAAAAATTGAACAACACCCAAGGCATGTGCTGGACCGGCGTCTGGACCGGCACGTTCCCGATCCAATTTGCCAGCCCAATTGTTAACGGGACCCAATACAACTATGAGCTTTCTTACTCTGGCGGCTTTCTGGCCGTTAACCAGGGGGATAGCCCCTCGCCCCAGCCTGAGACTAATATGCCGTCCCAGGCGTACATCCATCTCTGGGAGAATTTCATACCCAACCAGATCGATGCTTGTGAGACCTCCATTAATTGCTCCGTCGAGACCAAGATCTTCACACTGACGACAGACGACTACTACAGGTTTGTCTTCGCTGAGTTCATGTTAATCAACCTGAAGGGGACGGTGCCGGTACAGGTTTATGTGACTGGGATCGCTGGAAATTATCAGCCCCTCTTCTCAACCACGCTGCGGGCCGATGTCGGCCCCTGGGGCAACCCTAGCGGCACTTCCCTCCTTTACTATGTGAGCGCTGGACGCACTACCCAGTTCGAGAACTATCGGCGGCAGGTTAGGCACATGAGGACCCAGGAGTTTATCGTCCACGAAAGTGCGGACGAAGCAGCCTGCCTGGAGATTGGACGGCAGGACGGTATTGATAAGGGCTTTCAGCTGATGATTCAATGGCAGGGCCGCTTGGGGCTGCGGGCGCTGAAGTTCTTCTATGATCGGCAATTGCAATCGCCCCAGGGCCTCTGCCCCGTCGATGAGAGCCAGACCCCACATATCGTTTTGGAGGCCACAGCATGAGACCAAGCCAGCACCAGGGAATCTTTGACCCAACCACTGACACCCTGACTGTCGTGGGCCTGATCCCGCAGACCGGCATGCCGCCGATCTATTTCAGCCGGAGCCGGGAAGTTCTCTATGATGCGCTCCAGAATGAGAAAACCTTCATCTTCAATAAATTCGGGCCACAGCGCTTAGATCTCTGCCGCCCTAACATGCACTGGTAATCTATGGCCGCCGCGACTACTCAGCTACCGCTCTCGATCTCCATCGCCCCGTTCCCCGAAGGTTTCCATGGGGACATGGACGAAACATTTCAACAAGCGTGTTTGCTGATGGAGGCCTATATCGAGGGCAGCTTCCTCACCGGCTTGGTACTGCCTCCGGGATCAACCCTTCCTACCAATGACCAGGGTCCCATAGCTATGGGCGGCGTCTGGTACTTCTGGGATCCCGGCAGCCAGAGCTACCAGCCCCAGACCGTGCCGGTCAAGATGGCGAAGAACTACGCCAAGAATCCCAGCTATCAGGTTCAGCAAACTATAGGTCCCTTTACCCTGGGTGTCGGAGTTACCAACACCTTCGACATGACGGTCGCCAGGGCGACCCAGGCAAACCTAGTTCAGGTTAAACCTGTCGCCGGGCCACCCTCTACTCCTGACAACGATACCATCTGGCAGGCTGTCCAATCCACGGTGCTGACCGCATACGCGACTTTGGCGGCAGGCGATATCTTTGGGCACGAGCACATATTCGAGGGGATCGATATCCTCCCACTGCAAGGCCAGACCTTGAGCTTGGGCCTCTCGGTCTATGCCAGTGCGTCCGGCACTTACTCTGTCTATCTGATTAATAGCGGGGGCGATCAATCCTACGTACAAAACTTCACTGTGCCTACGCCGAACGTATGGCAACGGGTAAAGATCCAGGGGATCCCGGCCTTCCCTACCACCGGCACTTGGCAGTGGGGAGAGGGGCAGACCGGTCTCCGAGTCGGCGTTGCCCTGGCTGTCGGTACCCAGTGGCAGACGACTAAACCCGGCACTTGGCAACCGGCCCAGGCTTTCGGCACCAGCAGCAATATCAATATGCTGGCAGTCGGCGCTCAGTTCATATCTATCACCGGCATCAAGTTAGAAGTTGGCGCGGCCTGCACTCCCATTACGGTCAATTCTTTTGCTGCCGATTACCAGGACTGCATCCGCTACTACTGGTCCGGGTTCGTCTATCAGACCCTGAACTCAGTGGGCGCAGCATTGAACGCCACGGCCTACATTGCTAATACCGCACTCTTTGAATTCGCTTTCCCGATTCGCCTGTGCCGGACACCGACCATTACCCCTTACGCTTGGCAAGGATTCACCTCTGGTCAGATAACCAATATTAGCACCGGCACCAATTACGCCGTCACTGGTTTCGGCGGTTCACAAAAAGGTGTCAACTGTAATCCCACTGGGCTAACTGCCGCCAAGGGCGATGTCCTCACCTGTATTATCGTTGCCGATGCCCGCCTTAAGTAAACATCCCGATAAGTCTGCCATCTCAGTCATCTGCTGTGAGAGTGAGAAGGACCTACGTCGCTACCCTATCGATGAGCTGGCCCAGGACATCATTGGCGAGGATGTACCTCGCACCTTCCCGGTGTACCTCTTCTTCTACAACGGCACGCTTCGCGGCTGGGCTAATGTGAGGCTCCAGCACATCGTCTATCCCTGTATCCATCCCGATAAGATCCCACCACGGGAGTTCGTGAAGCTGACTAGGTCATTGGTGACTGAATTCAAACGGCACACCGGAGACCCGATCTTTATGTTGTGCGATTACGCTAGGCGGCTTGGTCCCAAACATATGCGCCGACTCCGGCTAAAGCCAGCCGAGGAGCAGGCCTATATCTACACCGAGGAGGAAGAATGAGATTTCCCCCCGAAGAGCATGATTGGTTAGATAATAACTTCTTCTTTGGCGGGGGTGGCGGCGGTGGTTCCACTCAGTTCCACGCCCAGGGTTCACCTCCTAGCTTCCAGTATCTGTCGCCATCAGCACTCAATCAGATGGCCGTAGGCGCTGATGCACAGAGCTATGCCATGAGCGATCAGGCTTTCGCCAACCAATACCCCGCGCTCCAGCAGGCCTACAACCAGTACCAATCCAACTTGGGCAAGCAGGTAGGCCTTGTCGGCCAGGGCCAAGCCGGGCAAAGCCAGCTCATGGGTGGCCTCGCCAACACCATCGCTGGGCGCATGCAGACACCCACCACACAGAACATCCAGAACATGCAGAATGCCGCCGCTACGATGGGGTCGGCGGTTAATCCGATCTACGGGATGGGTGCGCAACAAGCATCCTATGCCCAGCCCATCACTAATCTCGGCATGAGCCAAGCCGGACTCGCTCAGCCATTGGTTGGCATGGGGATGAATGTCGCCGGACAGATGGGCGGGATTGGGAACCAGATCAATCAGCAGGCCGGAAACCTGTATGGCGCGGCCCAGATCCCCTACCAGCTGGGGCAGCAACTCCTTCAAGAACCCATCGACCCCCAAACCCAACAGCAGATGATGCACGCGGGCCTGGGCCAAGCTGCCGGGGCATTAGGCGCTGCATCCCTGGGGCAGGGCATGGCGGGCCAGTCCGCTGCCGCGAGACAACTTGGCCTCAATACCCTCCAATATGGCCAAGCGATGAGAGGCGAGGCCATGGGTGACATCGGCCAGTACTCATCCATGCTGGGTGCAGCGGGCCAGATGCAAGGCTTAGGGGCTGGCATCATCGGTCAAGGCGGCCAGATCGGAGGTCAACTGATGGGCCTGGGCGGCCAGCAACTAGCCCAGGGAGCACAGACCATGGGACTTGGCAGCCAGCAGCTGGGTCAAGCAGCCCAGACTTACGGCCTGGGAGCCAATGTAGCCGGGGCAGCCGGAGGCATGTATGGACAGGCACAGCAAGCCCAGGAAACCTACGGCATGGACACGGCCCAGATGGCTTCTATCTACGGCGGCATGCAGAACCAGCAGGCCACCAATCTTTTGGGCAACATCGCCAATGCTGGGCAGATGTTCGCTAAAAGGCCCTATGGCCTGGGCGGCACCAACATGGCCCAGGTCGATCTCTCGCAAGCCGGTGCCTACAACAGTTTTCAACAAGCCAATTACGCCACGATGAATGGGATTGCATTTAATCAAGCCCAATTGAATGCACAACAGCAGCAGTTGCAGGCCCAGCAAAACGCTTCCATGACCGGCGCTCTACTCTCTACCGGCACAACCGCTGCCACTACCGCCGCCATGGTCTCGGCCATGGCCTGCTGGGTCGCACGCGCTGTCTATGGCACCAGGGATAATCGCTGGAAGACTTTCAGGCATTGGCTCCTGCACAAGGCACCTAGTTCCGTCCGGTCAGCATACTTGCGTCACGGCCAGTCCGTCGCTTCGATGGTGAGGCGCAGCTCTCTGCTGCGCTTCTGCCTGCGTCTAGCTATGGACTCAATCATTAAGAGGACTGTCTATGTACAATGCGGAGCGTGAGCTAGTCCGAGCAGCGGCAGCCGAGTCACTAAACAAGCTCACCCGAGCCGAGCTATTACGGCACTTCTTAATCTCCCGAGTCGGGGATATCACGGGGATGGACACCATCGGCGTCCCGATCTTTACTGCGATCAGGGCATTGTCCAAGACCATTGCGATCCACGCCGGGAAAGGCATGAATCCCAGACTGAGCCGAGCGGGAGCGATTGCGGAGGCTATCGAATTCGAGGCCGCTGAACATCCACATGGCAAAGCCGTCGTTGCCCAGGCGATCCAGATTCCAGCAGAAGAGCGCCTGGACATCATAGACTGTTTTCCAGCCCGCTCCAGCGTAGTGAGTGATTTCACGCCGTTGGCCTGGGAAGAAGCCACCAACATTCAGAATGGCTCAGTCAAGCTCATCCCTTCGGATCTCATCTGGATGGTCAACCGAATCGAGCAGCAGCCCTTGCTCTACTTGCAGACTGGATCTAATGGCCTAGCCACCGGAGGCACCCTGGAAGACGCTATCCTCTCCGGCCTGTACGAGATTCTGGAACGCGATGCTTGGACCCTGCACCAGTTCTTGGTCGATAACTATGGCTACATTTCCCAGCGCATCCCGCTGGTATCACTGCCGGAACCAATCGAGGGGCTGGTGCGCAAGATCGAGGCTACGGGGTCGAGGCTGCATCTATTTGACTGCACCAATGACTACCGAATCCCGGTTATCAACGCGACGATCCTGGATCTGAGCGGCAATTGTGCCGGGATGTTTGCTGGTTATGGCTGCCATCTTAATGCCGAAGTCGCCGCTATCCGGGCGATCACCGAGGCAATCCAATCCCGAGCAGGCTATATCTCCGGGGCTAGGGATGACCTATTCCGGCGGCAGTTCTTGCTTATGAAACGCCTGGATCACGGGAAGCTGGATCAGATGTTCAGTGAGTTACCCGTAGGAGGGCTGTTATCTGAATACCGGACTGTACGCTTCGATACCATCAAAGCTGAGTTGCGCTATCTCTTACGCCTGATCAAAGCCGCCGGGGTCTCAGAGGTCTATGTGAGAGAGATCGGGGCCTACGTGGATAACATCTATGTGGTCCGGGTATTCAGCCCTCAATGCGAGCCGTTCAGGTTCGACTTCTGGCAGCCGAGCTTGCGCTGCCTCTCCTATGCTAAGCGCAAGATGGCCGAGCTGGCCAAGCAAGGTAAGGAGAAAGTCACTGAGCCGGAGGAAGAAGACGAGGAAGGAGAAGAATGGAAAAAGTCTTAGTTTACCTGGGGCCAAGCCTTCCGATTGGGATAGCCAAAGAAATTCTCCCCGATGCGGTTTATCGCCCACCGGCCCGACAGGCTGACATCGTCAGTGATCTGGCCAGGGTCAAGCCCACGCACCTCATCCTGATCGACGGCACCTTCAGGGAGAATCTCTCGGTCTGGCATAAGGAGCTAGTGTATGCCCTCCAGTTCCCTGGAGTCCAGGCCGTCTACGGGGCTGCCAGCATAGGCGCACTCCGGGCCGCCGAGCTGGATTACCTGGGCATGATCGGCCTGGGTAAGATCTACGAATGGTACCGGGATGGAGTGACCGAGGACGATGCCGAGGTGGCTGTTAGCTATGCCGAGCACAAAGGCCAGTATCATCTTAACAGTGTGCCGCTAGCCGATATCCGGGCTGGAGTCGAGGAGCGCGGCGACGATGCCTATTGGTTCCTGGATCGGATGCGTAGCGTGCCATATGCCGAACGCACTCACGATCTATGCGAGCGAGAATGGCAAGTAGAAGCGCTCCAGCCGAACTATCCTTGTCGGCCCCAGAAACAATTGGACGCCGAGCTGGCTCTCCGGGAGTTCCGGGATCATAAGCCGGAGCCGGTCCATAAGCCACAACCCGATGACCTCTCAATGACTTTCGGCGCTCTCTATGAACGGGACCGGCGCATCAATATCAAGGGCGTCCCTATCCCGCAGCAACACCTGGATGCCTTCGTCCTATTACATAACCCGGAATGGGAAAGGATAACCTGGGATGCTAGCAACCAGGAGCTGGCATTAATGCTCTGCAATTTATTGCACGTTATGGTCAGCCTGGAAGAGATCGGACGGGAAAGCGCCCGGTTCCAGCAGCGGGCCGGGATCACCACCCAGGAAGAGTTCCACAGCTTCCTAGAGAACAACGGCTGGAACACCCACGAGTTCGACCGGCTGATGATCCGCAATGCCAGGATCCGCAAGCTCCAGCATCACCTAACGGTTTCCAAAGTCTTCAAGCGTAACACCCAGTCGGTCCTGGATTACTTGCGCACCCACCAGGGATTTGATTTCTGGGCCATCCAGGCGGCCCAGCAAGAGGCGCGACTGGATAATGATGAATGGCTCTCCATCGACCTGGAGACTCCCGTGCTCCAGCGGCTCAAGGAGCACCTGGAGAAAGAAGGGATGGAATTCAATATGACCCCTGAAGAGTACCTCCTGGAAACCGGCTTTAGCAATTTGAATGAGCTGTCCGTAGCTCTCCAACGCACGGCAGCTGGAAAGGAACACAATGTCTAGCGGTGTAGGTGGCAGTCAACTCACTGGGAATTCCGGTCAACTCACTACCATCCCTAACCCTGGCGCTGGCAGTACTATTGGCTCGAACGGCCAAGTTTTCTTGTCTGATGGGTCGCCTTTTCTCTTTAATGGACAACAAGTATTTGCAGGCGCGAATGGGACATTCACGACGACGGCTCCTAGCAGCACATCCGCTGCGACGACTCAAAGTCAGGGGATGCAGCCGAACTTCCAGGTAAGTAACGCCTACGTTGGTAATCCACTCTATTCCCCCTCGCAGACTGGTGCCGCGTTAATGGGCCAGCAGATGATGGTTAATCCCAATCCATCACAGCAACCGATCTCTAGCCAAAGCGGCATCTATTCTGGCCCGCAAACCCCGACGCTCTCGAGCGGGGTCCCGGCTATACCACAAGGGCCATGGAGCCATGTGCCCGGACTGATAGGAGGCATGGCTCCCCAAGGCCAAGTAGGTCCTGCCTCGCTTGCCGCCAATCCTCAAAACGTCTGGAATGTTCCTAAGCCTAGCACCACCACCATCACGCCGACCGCACCTTATGGCGGCGTCTCCAGTGCCACTTCTTCTCCCAGCCCCTTTGCTACTCCACCAGCAGCGCCATCCATCAATTACTCGTCCACAGGACTACCGCCGCCAACAGCTCCGACACCAAATATGCAGCCGCAATCACGGGCATTGGGTCTCACGCCATTGAATGCAGCCAGTAATTATGTCACTAACGCGACCACCCCAGGAACCAGCGCCGGATTCCTTGCCTTAGGAGCGGCGACCAAACACATGGCCGCCGGTGGCCGGGTGAGACGAGATCAGCAAAACCAACCGCCCCCGCCCATACAGGTTGGACCGCAGCCAGGGCCGATCAATATGCCAGCTGCCGGACCACCGCCGAATATCCCGGTGGGAACGCCGATTAACCCTGCCGCTTTTGCACCTGGAGGGCAGTACGGAGCACCGCTAGCACCGGGCATGGCCCCTCCCCCTGTCGCACCTCCGGTTAATAATCCCAACTTCCAGATGCCGCCTGGGTTCGCGCCAGGACAAAACTTACTGGGAGCGCTTCCTGGAGGTAATGTGCCACCGCCGAACCCCATGGGACCGGGACCCCAATTCATGGGTCAGCTGCCAGGAGGGATGATAGGACCCCAAGCCACTCCAGGAATCAAGCTGCGGCAATCCGGCGGCCCGATCCAGAAGGACGATGACGAGACTTACTTCGGAGGTCAACCCTCGCCAGCAGCTAGCCCAACCCCGACTCCGAAAACTAGCCCAACTCCCAAACCGACTCCGGTCCCGCCTGCGAAATGGCAAACCACCATCGCGGGCCAGCCGGTAGAAGATCAGCCATACCAGCAGAAGGCAGCCGGTGGCAAGGTTGACACTGACACAGTGCCTGCCATGCTCACCCCCGGCGAATATGTAATCAATAAAGATGCAGCTGAGAACATCGGTAAAGAGAAGCTGGATGAACTTAACCAGAAAGGTAAGTCCAAGAAGTTAGGTGATGGGCTGTACCCTCAACACCTACAAGCTGGCGGGGACGTTCAAGATTTAGACAACTTGTCTACCAACTATGCGATGAATCAGTTCAACGCCGCACAGCAGACCATGCTGCAAGCTATGCTGCGTCAGAACCCGCAAACCCAATACAGCCAAAATGCACCTTCGAGTTCCAGTAATCCGTTATTTCAGCGGTTCCTTACGCTGAAGCAGCAATTCGTCGCTAATCGTCTAGGCACTCAGTACGGTCCAGGGCAACAAGCGGCAGCTCAGAAAAAAGCTCAATCTTCTGTCCCTCAGACAATTGGAGCACAGACGACAGCCACCCAGCGTCCATCGACTCCACAGCAAGGGACTCCACAGCAAGGTTTCCCAGGCGTTGGCGGCAATATGTATGGCGGCGGCGGCGGCGGGATGCCGCCCGGAACGCTTCCCGGCCAGGGAACTTACCTGCCAGCGGCCCAGCAAACACCAAACTATCCCGGCAATATGACTCAATGGCTGGCCCAGTTTGGCCATACTCCACAGGGACAAACATGGCTGGCCAACAATCAGAATAATCCCGCTGCACAGGCTTATATAAGATCGCTCTCAAGTGCTACTGGGCCGGGGAGCCCTTTGTACGGGAACCCGCAAGGCATGCAGGTAGGACCAGCTAATCCAGGGATCGCTAGCCCAACTGCAACGGCGCAGACCGCTGGTGATTATGCGGCAGGAGCTGCGAATCCGGCAAGCGGAACAATGAATTTAGGCCAAGCACCAGCGGCTCCAAACTTTAATGTAGCAGCCACCATTGCAGGCGCAGGCCAGAATGTCGCCCAAGCCTGGAGCAATTACGGGAAATCGGTCGGCAGCTGGAATCCGATCCCAGCCGGAAGCTGGGCAAACGCAATGTATTACGAAAACCCGGAGATAGCTCATTACTATCAGTATATGCAGCCCTTCCAGGAGTATCAGATCGTTTAAGAGAAAGGTAATTTATGGCAGGCGGTGTAGGTGATACTAGCAGTGTACCTGAGCATGGCCCGATCCAGGCGCAATACTGGCCGCAGACACATGTTACCCAGCTTGGCCCGATCAACAGACTGGAGCCGGTTAACTGGATGGATAGCTTGGGCCTAGCGGCCCGCGAGGCTGGCAAGCAGCTGATGACGAGCATGGCAAATCCCGCCGTCAGAGAGGCGGCTCGTGCGGAGGCGATGCGTGCTCAAGCCGAGCAAAAACTCGCGCAATACTACCGGGATAATCCCATGATGCTTCGCCGGTACGGTTCAATGGGAAGCGGCGGCCTTACCACCCTAGCGAAAGCTCAATCCGGTGTCCTTGGTTACGTGGGTGACACGGATATCATGCCGACTCAGACGAATGACGCCCCGGCAGCCCCGAGTCAGACTGGAGGAGACGGAAGCGCAGAGGCCGAAAAGACCACTAAGGCATTGAAACCGGGACCAAGGCCCGGAACGGAAGAGACCCCAGCAGATGGCGACCAGAGTGACCAGAACAAGGATACCAGCAAGCCATTTGGAAGCACTACGAATTTTGGCGGCGTTTCCAATGTGCCAGCTGCACCTCAGACCATGGATGATCTGGACAGCCGGATCCGGGTGGCTGTGGCGGATGTGATGAACAATCCCACGGCCTATCTCAATCCGGGTGGGGCGGCTCAGTATCCGAGCCAGCCTTGGTATGGAAGCCAGGGAGGACAGGTACCACAGAGACTGGCTGATGGCGGCCAAGTGCAGCAAGCACCACAGCAGGACCAAGATAATCAGAACTTTCAGCCATCACCTTTTGTGTCCCCCGCACTCCAACAAGCAGCCGGTGGCGATCCGCAAAAAGAGCTGGCACTCCTCCGGCAATGGCAAGGCACCCAGCAGGCTAATTTGCACCCCGTCATTCCGGCTAGCGCTGTTAAAGCGGCACTGAAAGAAGGAGTACACACCGGAGTCACGGATGTGGTTTACAATCAGGGCGCTGGCCCAGGCGCACAGCCTAGTTACACCGTATACACCAAGAACCCACAAGGACAGGGGACTACTGCGCAGACTCTGCCGCTCACCCAGGTAGCGAAATTCTTCCCGCATCTGGCTTCGGGCAGCAATATGAGTCTGGCCATGAGCGGGGCAGATATGCAACAAGGGACGCCACCGGGCATGGGAACTCCTCCGGCACCCGTTGCGCCGACAGGAGGTGCCGGAGCTGCACCAGGAGCTACAGCCGGGTTTAACGCGGGCGCTCCTTCTGCCCCAGGTGCTTTAACAGGCGGGATTCAAGGAGCTGGCCAGAATCCGAATGACGTGGTTAATCAACAGATTCACCAGATGGTGGCCGACAGGATCCTGCATCCCGAAAATCTCCTGGTTGATAACACACCAGCCGGGAACCCGAATAATGCGACCACTAACACCTCTAATGTAGTTAAAACCAACCCAAGCAATTTCCTCGACAGCTGGCGATCTAAGGATTCAACCACTGATCCCAATCCGCCGCCGATAATGAATCCGCAAGGGATTGCAGACGTGCAGCGGCAGAATGCAGCTCACCAGAAAGAAGGCTGGGATAAGGCCCAGGACGCAAATGACGGAAGTGGGGTCAATAAGATTGCAGCGGTACAATATGACGGAGCTGGAGGGCAACATTTCTGGTTCCACGATACCCGTTCTAACATCAGCAGCGTGCCATTCCTGGTCTATAGCGATACCGGGTATAGCCAGATCAGGATGCCGCTCGATGGCCAGGGCCACACTATGGAGGTGATGCTGCCGGACTGGCAGATCAAAGAGAATCTTTCAAAGATGGGGATCAATCCTGAGGGCTGGTCACACAATCAGATGGTGGCCGCAGTCCAACAAGAGATCTATAACAACACCCACGGCGATTTCCCTCTGGCTACCCGGAATAAACTCGAGACCGAGTTAAATCAAACCCTCCAATCTCAGCGAGGTATTGATGCCATCACCGAACTGAACAAGCATAACCAGCCTGGAGATCCAGCCGGAAGTGGCTGGAGTATCATCCAGCGGGCTCGAGCGTACATCGATCAGAACTCGAATCTGATGGCTGGCTGGCCCCAAGCCCAACAATGGGTGACAGCCATCCAGCACGCCCTGGGCAATGCCCCTGCGCCTGCGGCATTGGTGGCGCTCCAGGATGCAATGACCCAGTTAACTGATGAAAGTCGGTTGGGTCCTGAGGAAAAGGAGGGACTACCTCCTCTGAGCTTCGACAATTACCTATTGCCTCGCCTAATCCAGTATAACCATACGATGGCGGCACGTCTTAGTCGGCAGATCTCAAGCTCTCTCAATAACAACGAAAAGATCGATGCTTCCTATCTGAAGGTAGGCAGAGGATTACGTGAGAATGGACGTGTCCCCGACACGGGACTTAGCATGGAAGCTCTCGATAAAATAACCCGGTCCAAACCGGGGACAGCTATGCCGAGCCCAACTGCGAGCCCCACTCCAGAACCAGTCTTGCAGGCGCAGCCTAACGCTACCCCGCTGGATACCCGCAACATGACCCAGGAGGAGATGAATAAGGCGCTTAGGAAACAGCCTTTGGGCAGCAAGTTCATCGACGGTCAAGGTCTAAAGATCCTCAGAAAATACCCGTAATGGATCGGCCATTCCAGACTGGCGGCCCGGTGGCCAAGGATCCGCCCCCAGCTCCGACCCCGGACCTCGACCAACATTGGATGGATATGGCGAGAGTGGCTGGCTGGCCGGAAAATGAAATTCAGATAGCTACTCAGCGAGGACTTTTGAAAAGCCCAGATTTCCAGCAAGAAGTACTAAGGCATTACAACTGGAAACAGCTCCACGAAATGACTCCATCGCCTGGAATGATGGAGCATGCACCAGCACCGCCGCCAGCACCAGTACCGACTGCAACTCCAACACCGAGTGATGATGAATCTTCTGGCATTGTAATGATGTCAGACACTGGGACCGGAAAGACGATGATATCGAATGAGGACGATATTAATCGTGGAGCGATTGAGCAGACGAAAGGTTATGGCAATCCTTCCTTGAAAGAGTCAATCCACAGCGGCAAAGGCGGCTGGCTCCCGGAGGCAATCCGGCACCCGGAACGCTACGGCTACGCGGAAGGCGGCCCAGTCAATGCGCCCGCAACTGCTTCCGGGGAATACGCTGGCTCCGATACTCCGCAGCCAGCTTCTACTCCCACTACTCCGTCTCCCCAGACAATCCAGGCTGCCCAGCAGACTCCGGCCCAGCCGGTAGCTCAGCCCACTCCGACCCAGCCGATAGCGTCAGCCGATGTAGGCGAGATAGTTCCACAGAATCAGCAGAATGCTCCGGTCGCAGCCCCGGATGTGGGCTCAAACGAAGAAGAGACCGTCAATGACATCGTCAAAGAGTACGGGACTAAGGCCCACATCAACGAAGGCTATTCCCATGGCCAGCTGACTAAGCCCATAGCCGTAGCCGCCATGGCAAAGATCGACGCCAACTATCAGGCAGCCGATGACGCGACAAAAAAGGCCATGGCGCAAGCCGAGCATGATGCCGAGACAGGGCAGAACAGTAAAGCGCCTGTCGCGGGCAGTGATATCGGAGAGAAGGTAATACCAGACACGGTGCCGGTGATCTCCCAGGAAAGTGGTGGGCAACGCTTTGGCCAAACCATGGCCCAGGAGTTCCTGGGGCAGCAGACACCAATAGGAGACGCTGCCCGCGCTTACCTGCAAGAGCAGCATACTCCTGATGAGATCCAGGCGGCCATGGGCAAGTTCCAGGAGGCCCAAAATCTCCTCTTACGCCAGTACAGAATTTCAGATCCTAAGACTCAGATCGATCTCCAGCGCCAAATCAGATCCCTTCTAACTGATCTCGTACCGGACTACATGGCGCTCCGATCTGGACAAGCTGGGTGGGAAGCTGAATACGGCGGCCAGAAGATCCTCAAAAATATAGGGGCCGTGGGAACCGACATGTTTGGCTCCGGCAAGGTTAAGCCATTTGATCCCAACGGCGATCAGGTCAGTGCTTTCGAGCGCACTCCAGAGCAAGATGCTAACCGGCTGGATGCAGGAAAGAAAGCCTATGACGACTACATAGCTTCGACCACGATTGTCCCTAAGAACGTGGCCGAGGAGCGCCAGCTGGCTGTCCTCCAAAAGCATGGGATGGCACCCAGCCCGGAAGCTATCGCGGGGGCACCGGAATGGGCTACGGATGCAGGTCTAGCCTTAGTCGGCTCAGGCCTAGTTCCTGTCTTGGGCATTAACGAATTGGCATTAGAGGGAGTGCCAGAGCTAGAAGCCGCAGGCATGACTGCACGCGGCACCACCTTGCAAGCTGCCGTCAAAGGTGCGGTCTCGCGAACCGGCGGTGCGTTCAGCCGTGCTGGCGAATGGGCGCAACCTGTGGGGGCGAAATTGGCCGGTAAGAGCTTCGGCAAGCTTCTGGCGCGAACCGCCGTGGGAGGCACTCTTGGCACTGGCTGGTACATATTTGATCCCTTCACCACCAATAAGCTGGCTCTGCTTGATCCATCCAACCCGAAGCATTGGCAAGCACTCATGGAGTATGCGCGAGACGCAGGCATCCCGAGCCTAATCGGCGGCGTGGGTGGCCTCACCCTGAACCGGGTAGGCTGGGCTAGCAGAATACTTGGCGACACCATGCGTGCGGCTGATGAACAGGCTTTCGTGCCATCGATTCAGGGCCAGTCAATCCGCACGGGGGCATCGTTCATGCCCCGTGAAGGTATCATGGGAGACATCTTCGGCCCGGAACGGACTGGTCCGGTAAATATCCCTTTCATGGAAGCAGCGCCACGGGGGATCATTCGCACACCGGCCATACAACTTGGTGGGCGCACACTCCGAAGCGCTATCGAGGCCGCCACTTCTGGCGTCCCTTATTCAGCTCTCACCTCCAAGGATACCGATCAATTCTTACAGAACGTAGAAAACTTCGGTTACCTGGGAGCCATCGTCCACGCTCCAGTCAACTTCTGGAACGCGATCAAAGGCACATTCTTTAACCCTGCCTTTGTAGGCAGAGGCCAGGATCCGAACCGGCCACCGCCCTGGGGTCTGAGTAGCTATGGCGATAGGTACGACAACGTCTCGCGGATGGAGTTCGACCGCATGGATAAGAGCCGTCAGAACGCCTTCCTCTATCAACAGGGCTTCGGAGACGCTAACGGGATTAAGACCCATCTTCTGCCTCCCGAGGTGGTAACTGAGGTTGCCAGGAACCTGGGCCAGGAGACTACACCCAGAGGCTTTACGATTCACAACCCGATCAGCGGGGAGACGCATACCTTCATTTCCAGCGAGCATTACGATCCGGCAAGCGGCCATGAGTTTGGCCACAACATCCTGGATACGATGCATCCTACGGATCAGGCCCGGATGATGTTCCTGGCTAGCCGGATCCCGGATAGCGAGATGAATGACTTCGTTACCCGGTATGCGAACGAGGCGGATCCAAGTGTTGGTCCGATTACTTTTAGCCAATTGCCAACCGAGTCAGAGATCAAGCCGGGTAGTCCCGATTACGATAAGGAGAAAGCCGACTTCGCCGCCAGGACCGGCAACCTGACTCAGGAACAGGCAAAGCGAGAACTCGCTGCCGATACCATCGGCCAATGGTTTGGCGGCCAGACGGCAGAGAAATGGCTCTCAAAGAACCCAGCTTTGATGCGTGAAGCTTCGATGCTGATTGGTAGTGGCCTGGAGGGCATGGGGATCCGCTCCACGACTGCCGATATTAATGGCCCGGTCGGTGCGCCGAAGTACATGCTCTTCGGCAAGACCATCAACAAATACGTCAAGGGCTGGGTCCGAGGCCTCTACTCTGGAGCAAACCCGATCCTCAAGCTGCCGGGGGGATTAGAGAAAGAGTTTCAGGCCCAGGAGGCAGAAGCCCGCGAAGGTAGACAGCCGCTGCCGGAACCCACCGAGGAGCAAATCGCGAAACGGGCTTACGGGATTAGCCAGAAACGACCAGCGGGCGGGGCGCAGACTGCTGAAGAGGCTAGAGAGGATTGGTTACAAGCACAGAAAGAGCTGAGAGCACAGATAGCCGCAGCTCCCCGAGTCAGGGTGCGCCAACCGCCCGGACCACCGGCAGCTCCATCCGGCCCGCAACCAGGGCCAGGAGTCTTGAAAGGCCTGATTGGAGCCTTTCACCATGCTCACGATTCGAAGGAGGCGCACGACACCCAATGGGAGCTGAAAAAGAAAGGACTCTCACCAGGAGAAGCCCAGGCAATCAGCGAAGGTAGGACCCCAACTCCAGGCCCAGCAAATCCTAGTCTGATGCCAGGAGGAAACGCGGGCGTAAAGGCCACACCCGAGGCCGTGGTCAAGCCAGCGATCCCGACCCAGCATCCGGCCCGCGAACGGCGACAGAACGAAGCCAAGGTCGCCAAAGGCAATGAGCCCCAAGATTATACCAGCAAGGTCACTAACCATAAGCTGATCGGCGTGACCGGCAGCGAGTTTGGTGAGGTCGATAATCCCAAGCGGGGCGGTTATACCGAGCCAGGGTGGAACATTGGAGCCTGGGGCGACCGGCTGGACGGGGAGAATAACCACGGGTTTGCGCTGCCGCCATCCATCCTGCGGCATCTTGGTTGGACCGGCCAGCACAACTACGGTCAGCTCTTTAACTCCCAGTACACAATCAGGGTTCACAACCCCAGGACTGGAGCCACTACTGAGGGACCACTCAAAGATATCGGTCCAGGCGCAAAGACCGGCGCACTGATCGATATGCTCTGGGGGTCCCGGCATGACCTGGGCTATGGCACCAATTTCAAGGGCGGCGTTAATTTTGAGATCGTCGATAAGAAGGGCAATGTCGTCTACGCGCCGACCGGCCATGAAGTAGAGGAGGGTGGTGGCGGCGGCGGCGGCGGGGGCGGTGGACGAACAGGCGTGGTGCAGGCCGGTGGCGGGGCAGGCGGCGTAGGCAGCGCTCCGATAGCACCAGGAGCACCCGGCACCCCAGAATTCGAGGCCCAGCAACGACCAACCGTAATCCCCGGCACTCAGATGCCGGAACCGGAACAACCGGCTGCGAGACCTGCCGCCTATACGGAAGGGCCATCCTGGACTCCAGCGCCAGAACAAAGCGGCATGATGCCCATGGGGGGGTACATGGGTCCTGGCGCACAGATGACCCCTTATGGGTTCATGCCACCACCGGCAGCGCCAAGTGGTCAGGTTTCCATGATGCCTGCGCGTGGGCCGAAGCAGCTGGGTGGCAAGTACGGAGAGACTGAGGAAGAGCCCAGCACAGCCAATAATGGGCCGGTGGCTAACGCGGCAGTTGCCCCGCACCTAGCTAAAGGCACTCTGAAAGGCCTTGAAGACGCACAGATAGCTCACGCCGCAGAGCTATCAGACGATGATCTCCGGGTCCAGAAACAGCCAGACGGCTTTTTCAAAGGTGAATACTTCCAGCGGGGAGACGCCTTGCATAGCGCTGTACTCAAGAATGTGCCGGACAAGGAAAAGGAGGTAATGGCAAAAGCTGAAGAGGCAATTGCTAACCGGCAGCCGCTCAATACCACCTATGCCAGTGCGCCACGCAAAGGCTTGGAAGCAGAAGCGCCTACAACCCGGAGCCGCCAGATCGAATACGAGATGTCTAGCCCACAGGCGCGGCTCCTCAAGCAGACTACGGCCCAGCTGGCGGGACATACCATGATCCCCACCGCCGTGGGCGTGAAACTAGCCGCGAAGAAGGGCGCACCGCATGAAGGCTATGTCCAGGGAATTAGCACCAATGCGGTGGCGAATAACCACTGGCATATCAACCAAGCCCTAACCGAAGCCGGACATGCCAGCCCTTATCCCACGCTGGACAAGAAGTTTATGAACGATCTGGAGGGCTACATCTCCAACCTGAACGCCGGATACAGAGGCACAGGCACTTCTCTTCAGCCCTCCACTAAAGCTTACCAAGTCAAAGTTGATCCCCGTCATGTGGCTTACCGGATTAAGCCGGAAGAAGCCGAATACATGAACATGCTGATCAACAATCAGGCGGCCAGAGCTAAGAAAGCGGGACCGCTGCGGGAGCTGGCCCGAGCCGGTGGCACGCTTTATACCGAAGAAGGCGAGACTAATCCGCTCCGGCTGGCATTAGACATGCGCGAAGCCAAGCTCCGGCATGAGGCGGCGGCGGCAAACCCAGAGAACCCAGAGCTAAAGAAACGCCTGGAGAAGCGCTGGAGCGAGGACACCCTGGAGCCAACCATTCGTACCTTTAAGGCGGGATTGGTTCACGAGACCCATGGCAGCCAAGAGGCAATGCCCGAAGCCATACGGCCTGGGGAAGAGTTCAAGGACCTAACCACGGCCATGCAGCGGCATCTGCCACGGGGACGGCCTGATGTGCCAGTGAGCGTGAACTTCATGCCAGGACGTGGTCACGCCCCAGAGTTTAAATCGGTCAGCCCAGAGGAATTCATTACCCAGCGCAATAAGTCGAAGCGACCTCAGTATTTGTCCGAACTAAGCCCACACGAGATTCGCGAGCACCAGCTTTATACGAGCCATGACGGCACTTCTGGAGTAGCCATCGATCCGCATGGCGATATCCAGAATGTGTTTAACAACGGCGGCCCACAGGGTGCCGGAGCCCATGCCGTTGTCCACGCTATCGCTAATGGAGGACGGACCCTAGATGCCTACGATCCGTACTTGCCCGAGTACTACCGGCAATTCGGATTTAACGAGACGGGTCGCATGAAATTCAATCCAACCTATGCAAAACCTGAGTGGGATTTCAAAAAGGATGATGAACCTGATGTTGTATTTATGGGCTGGAAAGGTTATCCTAATGGAGATCGTGATGCCGCTATAGCCCGAGCGACCCGGCAAGCCGAGAAGCTTCCCAATGAGCCATCAGCCCAATACTACCCAGAGACAGACTGGGACCGAGCCAAGGACGAGAGCCGAGCTTACGCCCGAGGAGCTGAAGCTTATCGAATGGGTCGAGAAGGGCCGGAAGAAGAAGCTTACCGATCAGGAAATCCACCTAGCTTTGGAGCAGGCCCGACATCTAGGCGAGATCTAGCAGAGTCACCGGCACCGGCTTTCATGCCGATGGCCGGACGAGCGGCCAAAGGATTTAGAGGTGCGCTAAAGGCAGGCAAACTCTTTGAGACACCGATCCAGGCACGCCCAGGAACTTGGAGCGAAGCAGATCCAGACCTTGAATTTATTAGGCAAACACTTGGCTTCCCTCCTCCAGAGGGTCGCCCTGGGCCTTGGAGCCAGCAACGATTCGAGATCTCCGACCGGGACATGAAGCTGAAGCCTTCCCCGGCAAAATCTCCTTTCCCCAGCTTGTTAGAGCACCAGTCCCACCTGGGCGCTAAGGATCAACGGCTGGGAGATGTGCTCGACCATCCAGAACTTTTCAAGAATTACCCGCAGCTAGCCAACACCAAGATTGAACTAGCTCCCAATATAAAGGGCGAGGGCTATTACTCACATCCCTGGACTGACCCGGATACCGGAGAACATAAGGGCGATAGGCTAGTTCTGAAAGATGCTAGCGACCGCAATACGCTAGCCCATGAAATACAACATGCGGTCCAGAATATAGAGGGCCATCCTCCTGGGGCTAGCTTTGAGGCGATACACCAAAGCCTTCTCGGATCGCTGCCGATAATAAATGAGGTAGGCAAGGAGGCCATGGCTGAGTACCCGGACATGAGCCGGGAAGCCTTTATCCGCAATACGGGAGGCGGTAGCATTGGGCTTTCAAAGAAGGATCTGGATCAGCAATACACTGATTACCAGGATACCATGAGCATCCACCGCAGGGATTGGATACTCCGGCGTATGCGGGACATAGCCTTCGCGCTCTACCAGCGAACCCCCGGCGAGATGGAAGCCCGCGCTGCTGGGTATCGTGCTGCCACACCGGAATCAAAACGGTCTCCGGCAAGACAACTGGAATGGGAGAAGGAAGCTACCAATCTGCACTATCCTATCCCGCCGGAACTGGAACGTAGCGGTACGGTCCCACCTTGGGCGCAAATCTCCTTCATGGCCGCCAGGAAAAAGAAAGGCGAGCCGGAGCCACCGCGTGAACTATCGGAAGCCACTAAGGCCAAGCTGGGGCCGGTGCCGACAGATCCGCATCAGGCTATGATCTATCAACGGGTCGGTGAACGCCTGGACACCCAGATCCCAGGAGCTATCCCGCTGGAACCTGCCTACACAGCGGAAGGCAAGTTCCGCTGGGACGCCACAAAGAAAGCGCCGGTTTATAAGACCACCCGCTATGACATCGCCAATGCCCCTATGCTCCAGCAACAAGGCAAAGCCATGGGTACGGTCACGGATTCCAAGGGCAAGGTCGGTCCAGCTAAAGCACCGCCAGAAACCAGGGATGAACTGGAAAGCCTGGACCCGGAAAAGCGCCTGACACCTTTCTTGAACCCGACCGACCGGAAGCGCGTAGTTCACCTCAATAAGATTAGCGCCGTCAACGCCTACGCCGACAAGCTCTACGACTTCTACAAGTCAATCGAACATCTGCCTGAGGTCATGGGTGGCAAAGAATGGTACGACGAAGCCAAGGGCCTACTGGATAAGAACTTCGGTTCCCATGCTAGTCTCATGGCCAATCTCCTGGGGGCAACCAGCGCCGGGAACAAGGTCAAGATCAACTACAACATGGCCATCAATGCCTATCACAACTTCCTCATGGGCAGGTATGACCGGGCCATTGATCTTTACCGGCAGGCCTACGGCATCAAGCAGAGCGGCAAAGGGAACCTCATCAAGCACATCATCGAGAACAAGATCCATGAGAAGCTGAAAGACAAAGAGGGCAATCCAGAGGAAGCACCGGACAGCGACGAGGCCGCCATGGATCAGTGGATCAGGCATCACGATATAACCCCGCGCAATGAGTACGGGAAACTCTTCGGCCACAACTCAATCGCTGTCCTGAAAGTCCTGGCTCATACCTGGGAGAAAGAAGCCGGTGGTCCCAAGACCCCGAACTTCGCCGCTAATCTCGATGGCCGCTCGATTCAAGCCACGATAGACATGTGGGCCGCCCGGACCATGCGACGGCTGGGCTACGAAGGTTACACCGACAAACCCTGGCTCATCCAGCCTGCTGGTGAGACCGGAGTCAGCGATGTGGACTTCGGCCTCTCACAGCTCGCCTTCCGCAAGGCCGCCGAACGGATCGGGATCAAGCCCTCCTCGCTCCAGGCCATCCTCTGGTTTGCCGAACAGAAGCATTGGCAGGCCAACAAATGGGAGCGTGCACAGGACGCTGAAGACCGTGATTACCGGCCTATGCTCAAGGCCTACAAACACCCAGAAGGAGTGCCGCACCGCTCCACCAAGAAATGGCTGGGAGAGAAAGAAGAAGCACCGGCAGCACCGGGCTAAACGTTGCGCATCTTCCGTTACGGAACAAAAAAGTGCCGCCGGAGGCTCAACTAAGAAGACCCCCGGCGGCTTCGTATGCAAGCCAAGCCACTGGCTTTACGAAATTCTTCGAGCTGGCATGAAGCGCACGCTCATCGGATCGATCTGTGGCACCGGCCCACTCATCCGCATATGCTTCTCGGCCACGAATTGACCGTTGGCCACATTCATCGTCTCAACCACCTCAAGCTTTACCTGGGGATTGCGCATGGCATAGCCGACCCAATCGTTCACTTGGTTAATCTGCCGTGGAGCTGGCGGCTGATAAGGTTGTGGCGGCACATAGACATTCACATTGGTTCGTTTCTCGTTATTCGGGTTAATCGCACCCCAGATACCACCAATGATGACGAACAGGATAAACAGCCCGAAGATCACAATGCTCAAAAAGTGCATTATTTCTCCTCCTCTTCCGGGGCTGCTTGTGCCGGGTAGGGTTGAGTGACACCTTGTGGGCCTGAAGGCGCTGGCGGTGGCGTAGGCGAAGTCTGCTGGCCTTGAGCCTGGGTCGCCATCTGCTGCTGCTGGGCCGCCGTCTGCTGTGCTAAAGTCGCCTGCTGTTTCTGGAGTGCCGCTTCAGCTTCAGTCGGGCCTAACCCAGGACCTGCCCCGCCAGTCTGGGCCTGCTTCATCTTGCCGTACAACCGTTCGTGAGAGAACTCTTTCTCGTAGTCGGTGGCATCGTGTTCAGCCTGATGCCGCTTGTCATGTAGCGCCTGAACCCGCTGATCGAACTCGTCCATATGCGGCCCCATCATCTGGCCCAGCTGCACGAGCATCGCCTTCTGCCGGTCAGTCAGGTTCGCACCGGCAACATCATCTGAGCCAGGAGGAGGTCCAGCATCAGGAGCGGCCTGTGGCTCTTGGTTATCTTGCATATGTTAATATCGTATGAAATCCGATAAAGTCAAATTCACCTCCTTCAGTGCATCTTCTTCAAGGTTTTCGCAAGCCTCGCCCGCTGGCCGAGTTTGCCGCCAGCTTTGGCCGCTTTGTCCAACTTCTTAGCGGGGATCTTTTTTCCTGCTGGCACCCCCATCTCTTTGTGCAATGCGCCAGGGTGCTTAATCGCACCCGCAATCCACTTTTTAGCCATTAGGGTATCATTCCTTGTGCGCCGGTACCGCCCATGCCACCCAGGCCGCCCCCGAAGGTGGGCACCTTACCCCGGCTCTTTGATTTGGATTTGCTCTTCGATTTGGCCGCTTTACGAGCCGGAGGTTTCGGTGCGGCTCTGCGGGCCGCCGGTGCCGGTGGTGGAGGAGCCATTATGGGGATCCCGCCGCCGCCCTGCCGTTTGACAGCCCCACCTTTTTTGTACGCTGCTTTCTTCGTTGCCATCTATTTCTTACCTTTGGTTCTAAAGCCTCCTTTGGGTTTGGAGGCTATTTTATGCAGGTCTTTTGGACCTATGTCTTTGGCGATCTTGGTCGCCTGGGATGAGTACTTGGGCGAAGTGGTTCCTTCCTGGACACCCCGCGCAATCCCGAAAAGTTTCTGCTGTGACTTGGTTGTTTTGTGTCCCTTGATTGTCCCGATGGGTTTGTTGGGCATAGCGTTACATGCTGAAGATGTAAGCGGGCTTCGGAGTGTGACTGAAATCAACCCGGCCTTGCACATCATCGAGGAAGATAGCGTCCTGGCCTACGCCCAGACTTCCGATCCAAGCCGGACTTAAAAGTATATTCGGCGCTTCAGCCCGATTGGTAAAATTGCCTAGTGGGCTTCCAAGCAATGTGTAGTAATCAAATTGGTTCTTGAGAGCGACCACGGTATCAAGAGCGTTAGGAGCCGCCCCACCCGTGCCGACCGGAGTCAGATAACCTGCAACGAGCTTCTGCGTCCGGCCTAGAGTCTGCAAAAGATTCTCTAGGTTTGCCATTTTCTATATTGGAACGCTCAAGCTATTCATTAACTCCTTTGCGTTTTTTGGCAAGCCCGCTATGATCACCTCCGAGCGTTTCTCTTCCAAAAAGGTTTGAGCAACTTCTTAGGCGGCTTCGAGAACAGCTCACTTTTGCCACCCATCGACGGAGTCAACGTCTTCATTGGCGACATGGCCTACACCGTTGACGACGGTGGATTCTGGAATGCAGTTCAGCCGACATCCCCTTCCGGTGCGAGCCCAACCTGGGCCTGGATAGATCGATTGCGCGGCGGCCCCGGCCCACAAGGCCCTCCAGGAGTCGGTCTACCAGGACCAGCTGGTCAGATCGGCGTTGCTGGCAGAATGGGTCCTCCCGGACCACAAGGTACTGCTGGCAAGAATGACTTCTCTTTCCTGAACAAGATGTTCGTGGTGCCAGCGTACAACGCGGCTCCGGTCACAGCTACAGTCACTGACTCTTCCTGGATGGCTGGCGGCACATTGGTCTACATACCCGGTGCTGGCACCTTTACTTGCGTAGGCGATCCGCCTAGTCCCAACACTGTTCTCTTAGTCAATTCCGGCGACCCCAATAACGCGGCAGCTGGGACCATGATCAGTTCCGGGACCCAGATCTCACCGGCACAATTGCGTGGCCCAATGGGTCCTCAAGGAACTCCAGGTCCTCCTGGTCCCCCCGGCCCACAAGGAGTCAGCGGAGCCAGCGTCTACACCACTTTAGCCCAGACATTCTCCGTCCCTGTCACTACTGGCACGGCCTTCGTTACCAGTGCGGATCCATTCGGCATCGGCATGATTATCTACATTGCCAATGCCGGTTATTTCGCCGTCACCGCTGTCAACCTGACCGCAAATTCTCTCGACGTAACCAACCAAAATTATCCCGGTGACCAACCTCCAGGAACTGTGGTGCCTGCCGGAACTACCGTCTCAGCCACTGGCCCGCAAGGGCCTCAGGGAGTTCAAGGGCCTGCCGGTCCTTCTGGCGGCCAAGGTCCAATCGGAGTCGCGCCCAGCGGCACCATTGCCATGTTTGGGTCTAAGGATGCGCCGGGAGGCTGGCTCCTCTGTAATGGTACCCTGTACGCCACCAATGCGTATCCGGCTCTTTTTGCTGTCATCGGATATAACTACAATGTCGCGGGCGATAACCCGGCCAATTTCCGGGTACCGAACCTCGTAGGTCGCTTTGCGCTTGGCGCTTCTCCGACTTATCCCATCACACCCACAGCTGCTTCCGGCGGTGAGGTCAACCATGCTTTAACCTGGGCCGAGAACGGACCTCACTACCACAATATAAGTGTCGTCCTGGCTGACAACCAGCATGTGCATCTGAACCCGATTCACGGGCATGGACTGAACTGGACTGACCCAGGACACGGCCACCAAAACTATTATTACCAGAGCATGAACGCCGGTGGGAATATTACGGTGTGGCAAGTAAGCGGTACACAAGAGGGTACTACCGGGACAATAAGTGACTGCATTATCGCCGCTAAAACCGGTATCCAAGCTTCTGTCCAAAATGCTGCGGCCTTCTGGACCGGGGTCAACAACACAATCGGCGTGTACGTCAAATCTGCCTCTTCCGATACTCAGGGCTCCGGCACTCCCCATAACAACATGCCGCCGTACGTAGTCGTCGAATACATCATCAAAACATGAGCAGCGCCCCTCAATTTACCGTCACGCCCATGGAGCCAGGAGTCCGGCCCCAGACGCCGCCCAATTACGACGGCTATGTTTACGTTTACGTCTTTACCCAGATATTGACCCCGTGGACTCAGCCTCCGGTTAACGGACAGGTCACACTGGTGGTCGCCAATTCCCAAGGCTTTGTCGGCGGGATGAGTGTCGCCATCGACGATGGCGCAGGTAACCTTGCAGGCTATTACACTGTGGTCTCGACCACGGCTCTGGACCGAATGACCGTAAGTAGCCTGGGTGGTCAGCCGCCTGGGACCGGGTTCAGCCCCGGTAAAATCACGACCACTTCCTTGCCGGGACCGATAGGTCCTGTAGGACCCCAAGGCAGTCCGGGAGCATCTGGAGCCCAAGGTAATCCAGGACCTCCGTTGACTCCGAAAGGTAGCGTTGCCACTCAGTCGTCCTTGCCCTCTATCGGTGTCGTTGGTGACATGTGGGTGGCACAGGATACAGGGCATGCCTGGGGCTGGAATGGGAACCAATGGGTGGATCTTGGCGCATACCAAGGCCCAGTCGGCCCGCAAGGACCCCAAGGACCCAATGGCCCGCAAGGGATCCAAGGCGTTCCAGGGCCTGTAGGACCTCAAGGAATTCAAGGGACACAAGGGTTCCTTGGTAATCCAGGTGAAAATGCTTTCTCGACTACAACGGCAGTATTCACCGTCCCGCCAATTGGTGGAAACGTAGTCGTCACGGTGGCTGATCCCGATTTTATGACCATAGGCGAGTATGTCTATGTAGCAGGCTCGAACGGGTCAGGACAGGCCGGAGCCCTACAGATAACAGCTATCGCGGGAAATCAGGTCACCTTATTTAATCCGCCTAGTTCCGCAGGAGCTGGAATAGGAGAGGCACCGACAGATGGGAATCTCTACGGACGACAGAATGCTTCCTGGTCTATTGTACCGACTCCAGGACCAGCAGCGCCTTTTGATCCACAGACCGGACTCTATATCTACGACCCGTTCATGTACGGGTTCTATACGGCAGCCACTGTGCCGCCGAACTTCGTAGTGGGATCTTACGGTTCAGGGAGTGTGACTTTTGGAGCGGGTGGTGGATGGGGATTTAGCGGAACCCAGAATGGCCAGGGAATGGCCGCAGTGTTTATAAGCACGGTTGTCAATACCAGCGCCTCTTTCGGCTATGGGTGTATCGGAGCTAGTTTCAATTCAATATTCTGGAACAAACAGGCACCATTAACACTCAAATTTCGAGCCGGAATGAACTTGGCTGCCGCACCGGCTACCGGGAACGGATTCTTGTGGAGAGTCGGCTTTTGGAACCAAGCGCAAGCTATGGGTACACAAGATCCGTTTGTCTCGACTCCTTATTGGGCGTGTTTCCTCGAGTATTCGCCTGATCAAAATGGAGGCGTTTTTCGGCTAGGCTACAGTTTTGGCGCTAACCCTGCATCGCCTGCAAACACGGCGGTGACCTATGTCAATTGCACTAGCGGAACACCGACTTGGAACAACCTTGACTGGTACGAGATTGATATCGCGGTCAACGGCACCATTACCTGCAAGCTCAATGGAACAACCATTCTCTCGAGCGCCACGCTAAATCCTGCTGGCTCCTACGGTGCAATGCTCAATCCCTACGTTGGCCTGCATAAGACGGCGGCGGCTTCGCCCAGCGTCTACGCTTACGTAGACGATCTCTATCTTTATTTACCATACAGCAGATAACCTATGGCTAACGGACCAGAACTCTTACAAGCTACTCCCGGTGTCGTAGTCAATCCGGGAGCACTTATCACTCCTGGTGGCCAGCAAGGGCCGCCCGGTAGCCAGGGTGCAGCCGGAGCGACCGGACTTCCGGGTCCTCCTAGCGGAACTGTAGTCGCCACCACTACTGCTGCCACTTTTAATCAGCCTGCTGTTGGCTCTACTGTCCCGGTCACACTTACTGCTGCCTCCGGTATCGCAGCCGGAATGGTTCTCTACGTTCAGGGGGGCGGCTATTATTCGGTCAATGGCATCGCAGGAAGTGTCGCTACTCTTCAGAACCTCGGTTATGCAGTCAATGCTTCCCCCGCCACACCAATCAATTCTGGAGCAGTAGTCGGCGGCTGCGGTCCTCAAGGCCCAACCGGAGCTACCGGCCCTCAAGGAATTCCCGGAGTAGCCGGAACTAACGGAACTAACGGAACCGCCGCCAGCGTCGCGGTTGGGACCACCACTACCTTAAGTCCGGGAAACAGCGCAACGGTCACCAATAGTGGCTCCGCAACAGCAGCTGTCTTAAATTTTGGTGTACCGGCGGGGATCGCTGGAACGCCGGGCGCTGCTGGCGCTCAAGGGCCTACCGGCGCAACTGGAGCAACTGGAGCAACTGGCGCTGCCGGGCCTCAAGGGGCTATTGGACCTACCGGACCTATCGGACCCATCGGACCTATGGGTCAAACCGGCCCGCAAGGTCCCCAAGGAGTCGCTGGCGCACCCAGCGTCCCGTCCGGCAGTGTGGTCATGTTTGGAGCTGCCAATGCACCTGTTGGCTGGCTCATATGCGATGGCACCTCTTACTCAACCAGCGCTTATCCTGACCTCTTCAACGCTATTGCCACCAACTACAATCTTTCCGGTGATGCTGCCGGAACCTTCCGGGTCCCGAATCTCGCGGCCCGGGTCCCTCTTGGTATCGGATCAGGGACAGATCCAATTACAGGCAAAGGATTCACTCTTGGCGCAACCAGCGGTGAAATCAGCCACGCTCTGCAACCAGCCGAGAACGCAATCCATACCCATACCCTCACAGCCAGCCAAGCTGCTCATAGCCACACCGATAATGGTCACTCTCATCAGGTCGGCCCGCACGGCCACGCCTGGAATGACTCGGGCCATGCCCAATACATCCAGGCCCATGGTCACGGCTGGACCGACAACAATCATCAGCACGTCATAGCCGGGTATTCGATGCAGTTTCAGGGACTGCTGGTTTCTCAAGGCGGCAATCAGGGCTACTCAATTAATGGCGGCAGCAACCTATGCTGGACCGGCGGTGAGAATCAGGTGGTCGGATCCGTTCAGAATGCAGCAGCCTTCTGGTCAGGCGGCCCGAACCAAGCCGTGGGTTCAGTCGCTAACGCGGCAGCATTCGCAAGTGCTAACGGATTTGCCAGTCTGACTACCTCTCAACCGGCTATCACGGCAACTGCCGCTAACCAGGGCTCAGGCACTGGGCACAACAACCTGCCGCCTTATCTGGTTATGCAATATATAATCAAAACATGAAGACTGAACAGATCAGGCAATGGACACCCGGCACCATCTTTAAATTCTCGGTCGGCGACAGGACGACCAATCTTGTCGTTGAGGCCAATGATGGCGAGAACCTAACGGCCATCGTTGGAGGTGCTCAGGGCTTACAGGAAGCAAAAGACGGCAATTACACTGGCAAACGCATGACCTTCCACTTAGTCGGCTTAGATGACCATCCACAAATCTCACAATGAATAACGATCCAGAAGTTGAGGCGGCAACATTTGTCCCGCCACCGTTTCCGACTTGGCCGCCACCCAGTGGAGGCGCACCGTTTCCGGGTAACGAGCTGGGGCCAATCACCAACCCCTATCCGTACGGCACCACCCAGCCCGCAAATATCAATACCGGCAACCCGGTTCCCCCGTTCCTTGCGATGAAGTATCCGCAGTCGGGTGGCGTAGGGAACAACGGGCAAAACCAGGGCGGCTCCTATCAGCTGCCGAAACCGACAAAACCATGGGAAGTCGGCCCGATAGCCTCTGATCCCACGATCTCAGCCATTAAGCCTACTCCGATCATGGGTCCTGGGCCGCAAGGAACTTCACCTTACTAAATATGGATACACCCGTCGCTCAGAACTACGTGCCTCCGGCCTACCAGCAGTTGCCGCAAAGCACCAAGCCATGGGAAGTCGGTCCAATCGCTGGCAGTCCCTTCCCGCCAAAGATCTTCCCGGCTGGCAGCTATATCGATGGGATGGGCAGTGTCATCACACCAACCTCTGTAAGATCAGGATGGGGGAACTAGCATGGCTAAAAAACCTTTACCCTCGACCATGGAACCGGCCAATGCTGGTAAACAGCCGCCGTTCGTGCCGGTAACTTTCAAGACAACGGTGGGACCGCCCTTAGCCAAAGGCACTTACCAGGAAGTAGGGCTTTACTTGAAGCTCTATGATTATGCTTATAACGGACAGAGCCAGACGGCAGTCATCAACTTCAAATGGCCTAAACCAGTATAACTTTATGGCTAACGTACCAACCAACATGGGGCCGCCCATGGAGCTGGGCTGCGGGCCAGCGGATCCGGCTCTAAGCGCCACCATAGCGGGCAACTATGCCGGGACTGGCTACAATCCAGTCAGAGGCGGCACTGGCGAAGTCGGCACGATAAATCCGGGAGCTAATACTCCAGTTGCATCCCAAGGCCAGCCAGCTCAGTTGCGCGGCTACGTTCTGGGCGGCCAGCTCTATCTGGTCGATAGCGTGACCGGCACGGCCTATACCGTTGGCCCAGCTCTGCAAGTGCCGCAGCCACCCATCTATTCACCAACCAAATGAATATCCCGGCACCGGCAGCCAACGCGATCGTCGCGATGAAGGAGTTCTTTGTCTATATGGGCTCAGACGGGAATCTCTGGGCCGTCTCGGCAGACAAGCTCCAGGCCGGTCAGCTGGGTGGGCCTGCTGGTCAGCCCCCGGTGATCGATGCCGTAGAAGAGGCACCGGCGGATGGGAACCCGTATGTCCGGCAGGATCTGGCCTGGATCATCATGCCTAAGAAGCCGCCCAATATAACTTTAAGCGACGGCATTAACGAGATCACCCTCACGATTGGACCGGCGGGCGATCTCTGGGTCAGTCAGACGGCTGGCCCCAACGCCGGTAAGACCTGTGACTTAACCTATGGCAAATGGCAATAACTGGGAAACAGGTCCCATATTAAACGCACCGTACTGCGGTCAGAATCAGACCTCCCAGATCCAGGTCCCAGCACCCATTGCCTATAAGGCATACCAGTACAGCCCAGAGGAGGGTCCCTGGGCCATGATACCGTACTCGGTACTTTATCCTCCGCCGACCCAGGGACCGGGTGAAGCTTGGGTGCCCCCGCCGGTTAAGCAAACCGATATTTTCATGGCTCAACAAACTTTTCCGCTATGAGAGTCTCCCTGGTGGATGAGACCACCGGCCAGGAACGTGGCTGGTTAGAGTGCAACAATGAGGGGCGAGTCTGGATGTGCATCTCGGTCCTGGATCTGATGCATGTGCAGACTTTGCCGACCTTTCTCGGGATCCCCATGGACTTTCCGCCCACCACCTCCATCGAGTTCCAGTAATGGCCTTCGATACCATACCCTTCGTCCAGAGTGTCCTCTATAAGTCACCCTACAGTGGGTGCTGCAATTTCTCTGGCTTCGCGAAGCCTGCGGCTGCTGCCCCGCCTGTCATTATTCAGGGACCGCCTGGGCCTATGGGTCCTCCGGGGCCTCAAGGTCCTCCTGGAGTCCGAGGTAGCCTCTGGTGGGTCGGCACCGGACCTCCTGGAACTATCGCCGGAGCGCTGCCCAACGACATGTACCTGGATGACGCAACCGGAGATACCTATCAACTCTCATAGCCATGGGCTGGGCCAAGACAGGCAATATCCAAGGACCAACCGGACCACCTGGACCGTCCGGCGGCCCGGAGGGTCCTCCAGGTCCTCCCGGACCTCAGGGTCCTCCCGGCGCTAATTCTACTGTTCCCGGCCCGCAGGGTCCTATCGGGCCTGTCGGCCAAACCGGAGCTGCCGGGCCTCAAGGACCTTCTGGGCCTCAGGGATCCCAAGGCGTTCCTGGGGCAGCTGGCAGCCAAGGACCTATCGGCGCAACTGGGCCTCAAGGACCGGCTGGAGCCGACTCAACCGTTCCCGGCCCGCAAGGACCTGCCGGGGCAACCGGGCCTGCTGGCGCAACTGGGGCTACTGGCGCAAGTGGCCCTCAAGGTCCTGCCGGGCCAACTGGCCCTGAAGGCCCAGCGGGGATCGGCCTCAACATGAAGGGCACGGTGCCGACATCGGCCAGTCTGCCGACTACAGGCAACCAGCCCAATGACACCTACACGGCCTTGGACACGGGCCACGCTTGGACCTGGAATGGTACAACCTGGATCGATATTGGCCCGATCCAGGGGCCTGAGGGACCTACCGGGGCAACCGGCGCAACCGGCGCAACCGGGCCTGCGGGGCCTAGCGGCCCTGCGGGAGCAACTGGGGCAACTGGCAGCCAGGGGCCGACCGGGGCAACTGGGGCGCAAGGACAAGGCTATCACTGGCGAGGAACATGGTTCGCTTCAACGACCTATAATTCATACGACTCTGTCGCCGCTAGCGATGGATCAAGCTACGTCGCTGTTACTACCACAACCGGGAATGATCCTACCACTGATGGCGGGGCTCATTGGGGTGTATTAGCCCATACCGGAGCAACCGGTGCGACGGGTCCCACAGGTCCCGCAGGAGCCGCTTCCACCGTTCCTGGACCTCAAGGGCCTGCTGGCGCTACGGGCGCAACCGGACCCCAGGGACCGACTGGACCGGCTTCCACTGTTCCCGGCCCGACCGGCCCTGCCGGTGCAACCGGCGCGACTGGGCCAACTGGTCCTCAGGGGGCTACAGGTATAGCTGGTCCACCAGGAGCGGGTGCAGGTGATTCGCCTTATAAATGGTCAACCGGAACTGCTGCGGCTGATCCGGGTACAGGTAAAGTTGGAGGCAACAACGCAACCCCAGCTTTATTTACTCACATCTATGCTGATAGTTTTGACCAGAATGGATCAGGCGTTTTTGGATTACAACAGCTGGTCAACGGAAGTGACCTCTATTTGTATGAAACCGGCCAGGTCGGAACTTCTATTCATTTTACATGTGTTGGTACTCCGGTAAACCATGGCCCCAATCAGTGGTTCGATATTACCGTTAGTCTGGTTAACAATGTCGGGTTTACTCCTTCCAACAACCAAGCGGTTCAACTATATTTACCGGTTGAAGGTGCTACTGGTCCACAAGGCCCCACCGGACCGCCCGGAGCTACGGGACCACAGGGACCGACCGGACCACAAGGGCAAACTGGAGCGACCGGGCCACAAGGGCCCATTGGTTTAACCGGGGCAACAGGTCCACCCGGACCCCAGTCAGTCAGCGCCGATACCGGTAACCTGCTCACCCTCGGCAGCGATAATCTGGTTAGCCTACCTTCCAGCGTAATCTGGAATCAGCGTCTTAGATCATACAACGCTATCGGCAATCCGAATTTCGAGGTTACGCAGCGCAATATTGGTACGGTGATTACGCCAGTATCAGGTGGTGGTACTTTTATTGAAGATAGATGGTTTATAAACAAATCAGCCGCTGTGACGGGTGTGGTGACCGCCCAGAAACAAGGTCCTGCTGCTAGTGCAGCAGGATGTACTCCTGTTCCAGGGACCAACTATTTGATCTCTAATGGCTTTTTGCGGATCACATTAACTACGGCCCAGGCAACGCTCGCGGCAGGTGATAATGTGATTCTAGGCCAATTCGTTGAAGGTCCCTGCTTACGAGAATTATGGGGTGATGTCCATTCAGTATCGATTTTATGCCGATCCAGCGTAGCCAATTTGAGTTTAGGATTGAACTTGCGAGATCCTGTCACTACTACTCATTCACTTTCTAAGTTATGTACTTTGGGAGCGGCTAATAGTTGGACCTTGATTACTCTGCCTAACTTGCCAGTTTGGCCGACAGGCAATTTCGTTATCACACCCGGTGCGCAAGGATATATTTTTGGCATCACATTAGCTTGTGGATCTACATATATCCCTCCAGCCAATGATGTTTGGCAATCAGGCCTTTATGTTGGGGCAGTTGGCCAGAGCAATTTTTTTGCTCAAGCTGTTAATTCCACGTTCGACGTTGCCTTTGTTCAGCACGAGCCAGGAGCGGTTTGCAGCCAACTGATGGACCTTCCGTTTACCGGGCCAAACGGAAGTCTGGAAGCTTGTCAGCGCTATTTTCAGAAGAGTTACAATTACGGTGATAAACCTGGAACCGTTACAAATCCTACTGCCCTACGATTCGCCGTTCCCGCTGGGCTGGTTAACCCGGTAGGTCAAGTACGTTTCCCAAAAATTATGTCTAAGACACCAACCATCACTGGCTATAGCACAAATACTGGTGCGATTAATAATGTTTATGATGCAACAAACGGAGCCGATCGAGCAATTACGTCCGCCATTGGTATTTCCGATAATAGCTTTGGCGGATTTAATGTAACTGGCGGTCTTAGTACGATCTGGCAGGTTTTGTTCCACTATACCGCCGATACCGGGTGGTAAAAAAACAATTCTTATGAGCGAGAACGGTAAAGCTAAGAGTCTCCCTGCCAGGGAGCGTGCTCTGGTATCAGCGCCTTCGCTCGTACAATAGTGTGGTCAATCCGAACTTCGAGGTAAACCAGCTCAGTTCCAATGCCGTAAGGTTGGTTGATCGCTGGAACCTCTGGAAAACGGCTGGGATTACGGCGGCAGTGAGTTCTGGGCCAGTTGCAACCAGTGCAGGCTGCCTCCTGCCGGGGACCAGCTATCGTGTTACCTCGCAAATCCTTACTTTCCAGGTTACAACCGCCCAAGCAGCAGCGCCGGGCGGGAGCGACGGGTTTGGTTTCTACCAGTATCCCGAAGGCATTGCCGCTCGCGAATTGGTTAATGACGTGACCTCCTTGAGCCTGATGGTCTTTTGTAATGTTGCGGGCCTGAAGTTCACTGTAGCGCTGAGGGATGGCTCTGGGGTCTACAGTATCGTTTATCTCTGCACGATTCAGACTGCGAGCCAATGGACGGTTATCCCGCTGCCCAATATTCCTGCATTCCCTAGTGGATCGACCGTTGGGCTAACCCCAGGATCTAACGGTTATAATATCTTTATCGTTCTGGCTTGTGGCCCGACCTTAACCGCGCCCAATACCGGCATCTGGAACACGACTGGTGGCTATGTCGGTGCGCCGGGGATGAGTAATTTTCTTTCGACGGTTGGCAATATCTTCTACTGTGCCTTCGTTCAGCATGAACCGGGCAGCGTCTGTACCGCCCTGATCGACAAACCTTTCCTCCAGAACTACCAGGAATGCCTCCGCTACTATCAAAAAAATACTCATTACGCTAATACCCCATGCACTGGAAACTGGAAACTGGTTGGCACTTTAGCCGCAACGAACAGTACACAAATCCGTTGCCTTATCCGATTTACCCCGGAAATGGCAAAGACTCCGACAGTGCGTTGGACCGGGAATAGTACTGCATTAGGAAACGTCTTCCTTGAGAGTGTCGGCCTTGTCGCAGTCGGTAGCACCGGAGTTGGAACCTCAGGAGTACAATCAATTACCTTATCGGCTGCCCCTACGTGTGCAGCTTATGCCGATGTGCTCGCAGACTGGGACGCCGATACCTTGATCCCCTGAGTATGTGCTTATCCCCCTACAACGCCCCAGGAGCCATCCTCTGCGTAGACCGCTATCATAAGAGTCCCAAGGCACCAGGAACGCCAATCCGGCCCATGGCGCTGCCCCCTAGCCCCATTAGCTACGGCCCACCTACCCAGGCAGGCCGGTTCGTCTGCGGAGGTCCAAGCTCGACAGGTCCGTTCCTCTTCGGTTATATGGAAGGTATCACCTGGAGTGCCCAGGTCTTCGGACGCATCTCCTCCGGTGGCACCGGGCAGAATCTGGGATTATCGTGAAATGGATAGCAGTACTTTTGTTTCTTTTTCTGGCCTTGCTTGCTTATAGCCAGCATCCACCCCATCCGCCGCATCCACCGCATCCTCCACACCCACCACATCCTACTCCGACTCCTCCACATTCTACTCCGAGTCCTACGCATCCAGGCCAGCCGCATACAACTCCTCCGATTCCTGGCAAGCTGATCACCTTACAGCCGGGTCAAGATCCTAAGTCATTCATCCCGGCACTAGCACGGAACGCGAGGCGGCTTTCCCTGTCTTCTGAGCTTAATCTTGGACAACTAGAGACGCTCAGGAATATCCTGCTTTCTGAAGTTGGCTACGGAGGACGCGAAATCGGGCTCTGGGCCGCGTCTCACGGCGATTTCGAGAAAGAGGAGGGTAGTTCACAGGTCGCGACAGAAGGCATCATCGTCGCAGCCGACAAACGCTTATTCGATCACTTGGTAGTTGGGATTGCAGGCGGTTATAGTCACTCAGGCAGTAGCGATCTTGACCTCAACTCCGGCTGGGGAGGTGGATACCTTATCATTTTTGGTAGCGGCTTTTACCTGAACCAGACGGCAATCGCAGGCGGCGACTACTTCTCAACCACGAGATCTGGATTGCTTGGCACGGCGAGAGCCAATTCTAGCGGTTGGTTCTTCTCTGAAGTCGCTCAAGGAGGCTACAACGCGAAATGGAACAACCTCTCAATCGGTCCCTATGCGATGCTCCAGTACGCAATCGTCGGTAATGGAGCCTTCTCTGAAACTGGCTCAGATGCGCCGGTTACTGTTCATTCTGGAACACAGGGTTCCACCGTATCGGATCTTGGCACCGAGGCCTCTTACAACTGGAACAAGTTGACCTTCAAGCTCAGTCTAGCCTGGGAGCATGAGTACACCGATACGACTAGCTTCACTGAAGTGAACGTTGTCGGTATTCCCTCCAGCCTTACTACCGTCGCCGGGACCAGCCTCGGACATGACTCCATGATCGTCAACGCAGGCTTTTCTTATCAAGTAACGGAGCGTGCTTCCATTGGCCTTGGATACGCAGGGCAGATAGGCCGCAAGAACGAGGAGTCTAACAGTATAATAGGAAATATCCGACTTGGATTCTAGCCCAATAGTGTTAAAAGCTTCCCATGAGCACGCGCAGCTCACGGAGGGAAGCCTACCTCGCAAACATGCGACAGTACCGGGTGAAATGGCTCCTGGAAGAGGTCACCGGCCTATTTCGCTTTATCGAACAGTTCCCCTGCGAGGGGAAAGAACCTCACCAGATCGTAGACCAGTACCTGAGCTACCTGGATACGCTGGATAAGCTGGAAGCGGAGGGATGCCGCCGTCACGTTAACGGCGGCTCCGAGGCCGGTGAATTGGTGGCGTCTCGTCAGACGAGCCCCCGACCTCTGTGCGGTCCCTCGCCGCGACATCTTTAATTGGGATATGGGATCCCATACTCCTGGCAAAAGCGTTTCACGTCCTCCTGCTGCACATCCGGGTACTCAGTTGAGATCCGGGCCACCATCTCAAAGGCCTGCTGCCAGAGCACCATGTAGTCCGGTTCCTGTTTGATGTGCTCCTTGATCAGCTTGCGCCACGCTCTGCCGAAGGCCTTCTGGAATGGGGTATAGATCTTCCCCGCCTTTAGCTCCAGCTTATCGTTGGCCTTGAGGTCCGACATTATCTGCCGGTGAATCATGGTGTCTTCTGCCCCAGGGAAAGCGATGGTCTTCTTATCCTGGGGCTGCTGCCTCGATTTAGGCTGCCTGAGTAACATCTGCGGCTGTGTCTCCGGTGCGCTGTGGGCAATCATTTCTGCGGTCGAGATACTGACCTTGCCCTCGTTCAGGGCTTCGATCACCGGCTGGGTTGCGTTCTTAGCGATGTAGGCGAGCCGTGCCCGGTTGCGTACACTCTTGGCTTCAATACTCATGTAGTCTTCGGTCTGAGCCAGGGCCTCCGCGAGTGCCAAATCGGACCTCATGTCCAGTTTGGCACGATTCTTATAGAGCCGGAGGTAACGTCTGGCATGTCTGTCGGTAAAAATTAGGTTCTCTTTGATCCACGGCATCCATTGGCCATGCGCCAACTTTTTCCTGCGCTTGGCCAGTAGCTCTCCGATCCGAATCGCCTTCTGCAAGATCGTCTCGGTAGCCTTGGCTACCTCGGTATGCAGCTGGTTGATCTCTTCGGCATCACTCATTATTCACCTTCGGCTTCTTTCTTGCGCCGAGCCTGCCGTTCCCGAGTCAGCTCCCGAGCCCGCACCTTGGCTTTCTTGGTCTCGATGATCTGGTCATAAGCCTGATGCCAAGTCACTTTGTACTCATCAAACCACTCCTGGATGGTCTCCATGGTGATCAGGTCCCAGTAGTCCTTGGCTAACTTCCCTAAGAAACTGAACGCCTCGTTGTAGGCCCGCTCCCGCAGTTCCGCTATTGCGCTCTTCGGCTTCTCCTGGGCGAGCAACTTGTCCACCTTCAAGGCCCGGTCCACCCGGCGCTTACCCACCGCCTTGTCGTTACGCAGCGCCCGGTGGTAGAGATTCCCCCGTGGCCCCTGTTCGTCCTTCTTGATGATTCCGGCGACACTGAAGGCACGCTGGATATCTCCATAGACGTGCTGGTTAAACGGCTGCCGGGAGTTGCGCCACCGAGCGATAAACTCTTCCTGGTCACCATCGGTCAGATCCCATTCCCGAATCGTGGTGACGATGTCCTGCCACGAGGTCTCTACATTGTGGGTGGCTAAGGTCTGTGCGCCAACGTACTGATAGTACTGCTGGAACTTTACGATGAGCTTATCGCTCTGAGTGGGGGTGATCATATCATTGCCATCCAGTATAACTTAAATATAACGATGCGCAACGTTTTTCTTTTCAGGGCTTTATGTCCGGGTCCTGGTCATCAGGACCAAGCGTTGTGTAAGGCTCGATCCAAATCAGCTTTCGCTCCCCTCTCTTCATGCCGTACACCTGACGCTTCCAGTGGCCCGCCACCCAGTGCTTCGGAAGTTTGCGCCCGGTGAAGGTGGCCTCGTGATAGTGCGTTGTTTTCGAGCTGGGCCGGTACTGGCTTTTGCCCACAAACTTCGCGGGCCACAGGCCTGGGATAATCCGGTCATTGATCTGCCGGACCTTCCGTAAAGGGTCTGCCTCCTTCACCTCGTACTCCAGGGGAACACTCCCCATGAACAAGAGCACCATCACCGCTAAGTGCTCCATCCGCGCTAAGAGCTGGTCATCGGTCGAGTCACAGGTCGAGCCGGTAGTAAAATGACCGCCAACCTGGATGTCCTTTATCTTCCGTCCCTCGAATGGCCGCACCACACCATAGTTGAGACCTGGATCCATGTTGATGTCGCCACTGAGCTGCGAGCACACCACCATCCCGTCTTTCTCGAAGACGGGGGTCGGGATATCCCGCATCTTCAGCCGCCCATACATCAGAGCGAAGTTCGACAGCTCATGGGTCATCTCCGGGGAGAGCTGACTTAGCTCGCCCGCCTTGGCCTTGGCGATATCTAAGAACATCGCATCCCGCTCCTCCTGGCCGTCACGCTGGATCGTGATCAGCCCCTTGGGCAGCATGATCCGCATGCTCGCTCTCCTCCAGTGGATGTCGTCCGTCTCCAGATCCCCCGGCATCTTGGTGCACATCAACTTCTGGCCCAGCTCCCGCTCTAAAAAGTATATTGGGCGCTGATCCTTCATGGCCAGGATCGAGGTCAGATACATCAGCCGGATGATGTGATCCGGGCTAGCGCCGTAGTCCCCGGCCACGTAAGTGCTCAGGAAAAAGCCGAAGATGTGATCCAGGCTTTCCTGGTTGTAATAATCAACCTGCCGGAAGTTGGGCAGGATGTAGCGCTTGCCAGTGATCGCCATCCAGGTGATCGGGCAGGCCTGGGCGATCCGGGCCGCAAGACCCTTGAAATCCTTCTCCGTGATCGCCTTGTGGCTTCTAACGTTCGACCGGGCCTGTCCGTGGCCAGGGCTAATTGATTCAATGCTCATGCCGATTATTTTACTTTATCGGCAGAGAGAGTACAAGCAGTATTTATCCTATGACGTTTTCGCTTCAGGTAGCTCCGGGCCAGGATCGCTTTCCAGCGTTCTGGGTTGGCTAATCGCCAGCGCTTCCGTGCCTCGGCGCGGGCCGCCTCGCGTTCCTCTTGGGTGTGGTATTTGCGAGGACGGCCCATAGGCTAAACCACCTTAAGGACCGGGGTCTCTCCCAGGTCTAGCGGTGGGAACGACAAAATTGACCTTCTTCCTCGGCGCTTCTTATCCGCTCGCTTCTGGATAGCACGCCACCTTTCCGGGTTCTTATCTCTCCACTTCTTTGCCCAACGTCGCCGTGCTGCAAGGAGCTGATCCTTGGTCCGATACTTCCTCGGTCGGCCTCGGCTTCGTTTAATCATAGCTTACTATTAAACTGTATTGGCCTGAAGCACAAGCGGGCCGGATACTGAATCGTACCCGACCCGACATGCACATGAATCAATACCCCGCGAAGAAGGTCGCAACGCTAGGCAACTCTCATCCTTGCCCATATAGTAAAAATTGTCAACTCGGATCCACGCGCCCCCGAGAGCAAATGGTTTGTCTCTGAGGATTATGGACAATGTTAAAGAACAGATCCCTCGGAGACGCGCAAAACTTCATAGTGAACTCTTCCCAGTCCCAGGCGGGATGTAGTTCTCTAACCACCGGAAATAGATCGCCTCGGCCTGGGCCGGTGTAACATTAAGACCAAAGCTCTCCCGGATAAACTTGGCTAACGCTACCGGCCCGCTCATCTTCTTGCCGTCGATCCGAAAGGTCTGGTTCTCCTCGTCCAGTTCCCAGTTGTGGCCGTCATCAGTTATGATCTTTTCCCAGCTCATCTTTCTTCTTCTTCTTGTCGCGAGAACGTTTCTGGATCTCTAGCCAGCGCTCCCGGTGCGCCCGTCGCCACTTGGTCGCCCGTCTGGCCTCGCGAGCTTTACGCTCCTCTTTAGTTAGCGCCCGAGGCCTGCCTGCTTTAGCCATCTGGATAGAGGCTCCGGCCCTCCTTATCTTTGATCTCACCCCGGTCATAGCGGCACTGCAAGTGCTGGATCTCAGTCGCGTCCTGGACCGTCAGCTCAATCGCTTGATCTATGGCTAAGAGTTCCTCGTAGGTCACCGGCCCTTTGTTGTGGTACACCGCCAAGAGCGGTTCACACTCCGGCCAGTACACCAAGAGGTAAGCACAGTAGGCATCCAGGGTGATATCTTTAACCATAAACATCTTGTGGCTCACCCCCAGGGCCTTTAGCCGGTCATACTCCGTCCATCCGTATAACCAGCTCCCGGGCATCCCCCTGGCCTCAATGATCACCGGCGTCCCCGCTCTCCCAGCCCCAGGCTCGATGTTCATCAGTTGTCCCCTAGCCCCGGAGGACACGCTAGCGCCTCCGGCTGCTTCTTAGGCTTTAACATCGTCGCCTCCCCTACCTCTAACCAGATCGACCCGTTGTCCCAGGCATCGATAATCTCCCAGGTGATCTCCTCATTCTCCTCGGCCTCCTTTAAGGCCTCCGGCCTCACGATCACGCTCAAGAGCCCCGTTTGAGCCAGCCGCTCGATCAAGGGCAGATACTTCTCAATCACCGGCCCCTTCAATGCCACGTACTCGTCAAACACATGCCCCGGCGTCATCTCCCCCAAGTGCTGGATCACGGCGTTTAATTCCACTAGCCGCCATAGCCGCTCCTCTTCACTCATCGTTTCTTTCACCACCTCCTGCATCGCTTCCCTCACCGGATCATTCATAGCGCCCCCTTCCCACTCCCAGGCTTAATCGTGTCTAACGCTTCTCTAATCGCCTTATCCACCTTCTCCTTCTCAATCTCCCCTAGAGGATTGCACTGCTTCTTAAACGCCTCGATATCCTCAGGGTTATTCCTGTCCACTAACCCCTGAGCAAATACCGCCCGCATGTGCGCCACTATTGAGTCCCAGTCCCGCTGCGCCTGCCACAACGCCCGCAAATATTCCCGGCGACTCGCCGCCTCTTCCCGGATCGCCTTCGCTAGCTTCTTATTCATCCTTCTTCTCCTTCCCCCCTTCCAATACCGTCCGTATCAGGCATAGCTCATCACAGATACTCTTTAAGGCCTCTATCAATTCCCCATGCCTCACCTCACGCTTCGAGCGCTTCACCTTCTTTACTTCTTTTATCGCCTCACTCATTTCTTTCCCCCCATCCTCTCGTAACTCCTCCTCCAATGCCCAGCTACCCACTTCCCATCCTTACGCTTCCTCGGTGTCACCCACACCGCCTTCCCCTCCGGCTTCCGCTCTTTAGTCGCCTTCTTCAGCTCTTCATTCATATATCCCTATTTCTATCCTATTAGGCTTTATCGGTCAAGCACGTTATATCTAGCCCCACCTCCACCCCCCGCTTCCTAGCACGATACTCCCGCTGCTCCTTCGCCCATATCATCTGCTGCAACCGCTTCGACCGCCCAGCCCTCAGTCTCCTCATCCGCTCCCTCTGCTTCGCTAATTCTTTCTTCGTCCTACGCACAGACATGGTAATACCACCTCCTCCTAGAGGACTTGCTTTTTCTTACTACGCACAGACAGTACTACCACCTCCAAGGCCATGACCACCCTTTTTATAAAATGTAGAGCCACCACTTCGGAGGGTGGGCAATGCGCTTGGCGCTTCACCGCAGCGGGCAATGCCCCCCGGCAAATGCCGCGTAATGCGGGGAGGGCCACCCTCCGGCCCGCCGCCAGCGGACGGAGCCCATGTGGGGAACCTGCCCCGCTGGCTGATGACATGACAGCACGCTGTCAAGTACCTAGCACTGCTATTTTTGTTTACTGGCAGCGGCTATTTTATATTACACCCATTGTATGATGTTATGACTCCACGACTGTGGCAAGGTCCTCAGCACCAACGACTTATGTGGCTCGCACAGATCGACGGCCTGCTGGCTGTCGCCAGGGCTCGCGAGCGCGGCGAACCGTGGTGGATGCTCGATGTGCGCAGGGCGCAGGCGCGGATCGCCGCGTTGCGCCGGGGCGCGGCCCGGTCTCGCGATCAGGCTGGCGGAGCTTGAGAAGGAGCAGCGCAACCATTGGATCTGTTAGCCCGAATGAACGAGCGCAGGCTGGCCCCGTAACACTCACGGGTGCAGTAGAATCCGCGTGTTTGGTTGCCACCTTTGGTCCAACTGGGTTTGGCTCTGAAGGGTTTGCCACAGTGCTGGCATTTGACGATCATGGTCTGAACTCCTTGAGCATCTTGAGGATATCGCGTTTGATCTTTTGAGCTTCCTGGGCACCGAGGCCTTCGTAGTCTGCTATGAGGTTGATGAGTTGGTCAGCGAACTGCTCGTCTGAGATACGTTGTTGGCTCATGTGAGTGGTGAGATGCGGCCTGAGTTATTCAGAGGTGTAGTGAAGCCTGGGTGCTGGATGAACTCTTCGAGCGCTGCGTCGATCAACTTGTCATTATTCCGAGGTGGCCGCCAGTAGAAGTGCGGGGATACGCCGCCCATGAGATGTTTAAAATCTTGAGGGCTGAGGTCCTCTTTGGGATCAAGCTCGTAGACCTTGCGCCAGGAGACTTTGCCGCTGCCTGGGGGGATAGATGGGTTCATGTGAGTTTGAATTCTTTGCGGATATGGTCTGGTTGCTTGTCTAGGGTTGCCCAGGGAGGCGTGTGTTCGCCAACTATGACTTCAATTCCTGGTTCGACCATAGAATAGACCAACCCGCATTTGGGGCAGGTTGGATAGTCTGATTCGTAAGCCACATCGGTGTGGCAGCGGACGCATTTGAAAGTCATGTGAGTTTGAGTCTACCCAGGATCAGATCGTCATCGGCTTCGTCGATGTTATCGATCAGCTCTGTGATATCGAGCCAGTCATGTTCGAAGAAATTCATTGCGCCGCTCAAGAGGTGCATGACGACGGTCATCGTTCCGGGCTGGTCCTTTTCCGATACATCGATGATAGCGAAGTCGCGTACCAGCGTGTAGGGATCGCCTTTCTGGTCTAGCATGGCGATTAGTCCGTCCTCGAGCGAGCCGAAGTGCCTGATCAGGTCCTGATGCAGCTGATGGGTTTGATAGCGGCTGATCAGATTTTCGCTTTTGCCGGTGCCTGGGGTGAGGTTCATGCCGCGTCTTCCTCCTGGACTGGCGCTAAGCCCGCTTGTGCTCGCCGCTCGTTGGCGTAGTTAGTCATGGCTGTGTAGAACACATCGGCGGCCTCACAGCACTTGATTGCTAACTTCTCCATGTCTTTGCGCTTCATGCCGGGTTCGATGTGTTTGTGGTAAAGGTCTTCTGCCATTTCATTTGCGGTCATTTGCGTTTGAACTTGTTGCACCAGCCCTCTGCTCGTATTTCGCCTCGGACGATCTCGCAGGCGCTAGGCTTAACGAAGTGAGTGCACTTGCCGCACTGTTGGGCTTTCATGTGCGCTTCGGGCGTGTACTCAGTTTCCTTCTTTGAGAGGCGTGTCATGCCGGTAAAGAGTAATCACTCCTTGGGCAAGTCGTCAACCAAGCGATTGATCCCAGGTAAAACGTTCACAATCCACGCTTGCACGCTGTCGATGTGAGCGGCTCTGGTTGGTTCTGGGCTGGGCTCAGCTCCGGTGAGCTTGGCCCGGTGCTGGAGGGCTTTAAGTACCACTGTCGCCGCTTTGTCGTCGCCAGCCCGAGCTGCCGGTAGGTAACTGGCGATGAGCTGGTCGATCCGGTTGAGATCCAGATTACGGTTGAGGTCCAAGTTGGCGCGTAGGTCTTCATGGATAGCCGCATGTACCTCCGCTATCAGCTGCTTGGCAAGCTCGATTGAACAACCCATTTGATGGGCGACATCGATTATCGGCGTGCCGTTGACCCGTGCGTCCCAGGCCGCTAGCGCCTCCCTGGTGGGCTCGATGCCTTGGACCTCGATAAGTGCCTGGGTATGTGGCGCTGGCGCGTCTACAGGCAATTGTGTGCGTTCCTTGAGGCGTTTAGAGACTGGGCCGTCCGGCCAGCGGCCTTTACGCTTCTTATCCTGGGCAGCCAGATCGCCCAAAAGCTTTTGCAGTGCGGGATCAGGTTGTTCACTCATATTTGAAAACGTTGCGCATATTCCGTTATGGTTTAGATTGCGTTGATAATGAACGACTTACGGTTACGAAATTGTAACATTGGCGTAAGAATAAAATTATATTGGGCGTTTGAAAATAGGTGTAGATTTTCATTGTACTGGAAACGATTTTGCGTTATATCTTGGTCACCATGAACCAAGCCACTCTAGAACAAACCCACAGATTCACTTCTATCGAGGACGCTAAGGCGTTCGCATTAGCCGGTAACGCGCTTATCACGCTCGAGAGCTTACGCTCCGGCGCTCACTTCACCTACAAGATTCGTAAGCCGGACGCCGAAGAGCAGGCCGAGAAGCACATGCGCTCTGACGTGTGGTTTGTGAAACTCCTCACGTCCGGCTCAGCGGATGAGGGGGAATTCACGTACCTGGGCATGATCCGCGACGGTCAGTTCATTCTGACTCGCGCTTCCAAAGCCCTGCCGAGCAGCCCTAGCGTCAAGGCCCTCTGCTTCTTCTTTGATTCCACCACACTGCACCCGGAGCTGGTGGTGCGGCACGAAATGCACTGCGGTCGCTGTGGCCGCACGCTCACTGTCCCCGAAAGCATCGACCGGGGAATTGGTCCCGAATGCGCACGCATCATGGAAGGAGGGCTGAACTAATGCAAACCCTACTCAACCGAATGACTGAATACGAATACGAAATAATGAGGGACGATATCCTGGGCAGGGATTACACCCGAGACCACAAGGACTGGTACATGTACCAGTGGCTCGCAGGGCGGCCCACTACCTTTTACCAGTGCACTGAGCGCTGGTATCGCAGCCCAAAGGGTCGGATCGAGTTCTATTGGCCCATCTAAAGACTTTGGGCCTGCCCGGAATTCCACCTCCGAGCAGGCCCAACCGACAGATAAACGCAATCAACAGTTCGAAACACATGAATGCTAAATCCCCCAAGGCCATTTGGAAAGGCACAATCTCCTTTTCATTGGTCACCGTCCCCGTGAAGCTCTACGCCGCCATTGAGGGCGAGGAGTTCGAATCTCACATGTTCTGGGAAAAGGACATGAGCCGAATCCGGTTCCAAAGGGTTGCGGAATCAACCGGCCAGGAAGTGCCGCCGGACCAAATCGTCAAGGGCTACGAAACCGATTCAGGCGTAGTCGTCTTGAGCGATCAGGAGCGCGACGAGCTGATGCCCGAGCGTTCAAAATCAATCGAGGTCCTGGAGTTTGTGGACCTGGATGATATTGATCCGATCTACTTTGATAGGCCCTATTTTCTCGCCCCTGACAAGGGCGGTGATCGCGGCTATGCGCTCTTGAGCAAGGCCCTGAACGCCACCGGCAAGGTAGGGCTGGCCCAGTTCGTATTGCGCGGGAAAGAGACGCTGTGCGCTCTGAGGCCCTACGGCGGCGGCCTCGTCCTGGCTGGCCTGCGGTTCGAGAGCAAGTTGCGCTCAATCGAGGATCTGGATCTGCCTGGAATTACCGCTGTCCGGGGCACCAAGGCCGAGCTGGATCTAGCCAAACAGCTGGTCAGCTCTATGACCGGCGACTGGGTGCCGGAGAAATACAAGGATCGGTATTACGAGGACCTCAAGGATGTGGTCGAGCGCAAAGCCAAGGGACTCGCGCCAGCCGAACGCCCAGTCGTTACGCCCAAGCAAGTCTTACCCGATATCCTCGCGGCCCTGGAGGCCTCGATCAAAGCCAACGCCAAACAGAAAGCTAGCATCGCTAGATAATGCAATGAACGACGAAACTGAAACCTACAGACGTGCTCGATTCCACGAGCTGAATGAGGAGGCGGCTGCCCGCCTGGAACTGGAAGAACGCCATGGACAGGTGTGGAGCACCGAAGAGTTGAGAGGCCAATTCGAGGTGCTCACCTTTGCGGCCCCGTTCGTAATCGTGCGGGATCGCAAGAGCACAAAGCGTGGAACGCTCGAGTTTCAGCACAGCCCGCGCTTCTATTTCAACTGGCAGGAGGATCGCTGATGCTCGACCCACTCTTTTGGGTCGGCCTCTTCATCGGCATTTTTCTCATGTACCTTATCAAACGAGCCGACAAGGCTGACAAGTAAGCAACCCAACATTTGTAGCCAAACGCGCTGTGAGCCGATTACAGCGCGTTTGATTTTGTGAGGATACAATCTATCTGCCGGTACAGCATAATGCGCGTAGCAGCCTCCCACAACGTCCCAGGGCATTTACACGCAAATACGGTAATAATCCCTTTTATCGCTTTACCGGCACTCATTCTGTCCTGAATTAAACATATTGGGCGACCAATATACACAAATAGGACACTAGCATTGCTAATCACGGATGACATTTCACAAGGGGCTGATGACAGTCATCTAGACGACAGGCGTTGGGATGATGACAACAATCCTCAGATCAACGTACCAGAACTTGAGCACAAAGTATTTGATTAATATTTGAATTGCGGAGCAGATTTTCATTGCAGTGAAAGGCCATATCCGGTAATGTTTTAACCATGGCCAAGCCACTGACCAAAGAGCAAGTAGACCGAAAAATCAATTCCCTCATCGCGCAAGGCGCGTTGTTCGTTTCAAATCACTCCGGGGGCAAGGACTCGATGGCGCTGTTGATCACGCTCGCGAAGCGGATCCCGGCCCGCCAGCTGATCGTTGTCCATGCGTCCTTAGGCGAAGTCGAATGGGAAGGTGCACAGGAGAAAGCCCAGGAACACGCCGAGTCTCTCGGCCTGCCGTTCTTCGTGGCACGCGCCTCGAAGACTCTGTTCCAGAAGGTCACCGGACGCCGCCAGAACCGCCCAGGTGCGCCCAGCTGGCCGGACGCTCGCAATCGTTGGTGCACGTCTGATCTGAAGCGCGACCCAATCGCGAAAGTGGTCCGGGGCTACGCCAAGGAGCATGGGTTTACGACCGTGGTGAACTGCCTGGGCCTACGCGGCCAGGAGTCCACATCCCGCGCCAAGAAGCCACTCTTCCAGGTTGGCCGCGACACTTGCAAGAGCCGCCAGTGCTTCGACTGGCTCCCCATCCATCAGATGTTGGTCGAGGAAGTGTGGAACCTGATCGCCACCCAGGCGGTCAAGCGCCACCATGCGTATGACCTGGGGAACGAGCGCTTGAGCTGTGTGTTCTGCATCTTCGGCTCCAAGTGCGATCTGGCGAACGGCCATGAGCACAACCTGGACCTGTACGCCAAGTACGTGGCCCTGGAGAAGGAGACCGGCTACTCGATGCATGTCAGCAAGAAGTGGCTCCAGGAGCTAGTCCTGGGGCCGGAGGCTTGAAAATAGGCGCAAGTTTTCATTGACCTTTTCTGCAAAATCCGGTATAACTTTAATCACCATGAGCAATAAATCTGACATCTACGGCCACTACTACGACAAAGCGCACGCCCACAACGAATCCGTGGGCGGCGAGCCCGAGTGCGAATCTTTCGTGAAATACAGCAAGCGCTACAACGAGATCGAGGCGCTGCCGCAGTCGAACTCCTGGGGCCATCCTACAGGCCGCCGGGGCCATCTCTTGCCAGACGGTCGCGTGGCTGAGCTTCGCGGCGAGATCGGCAGCTGCTGGGCGCATGCGTTCATCTTCAAGAACGAGGCCCACCACAGCGGTTACCGCCAGATCCTGGGCATCGGCCAGTACTTCGAGGACTAATTTTATGAACAAGCAACCCAAGCCACAATCCACGGAGCGCTACCGGCGCTCCGAGTTCTACATGAGCGACACCATCCACATCATCGATGTGGACTACCGCTGGAGCGTACTGATCACGGGGCTCGCCTACGAGGGCGAGCGCTGGATCGGCAAGCCCATCAAAGACGAGGAGGCCGACAAGTGAAACACCTCTTGGAACTCCAAGCAATTTTACTGCTGCTCCAGGGCATCCTTTTGCTCTGGCTGTGGCTTCACCTCTTTCACATTTTATGACAACACAACCAACAACCGAAATCGACTTGCTCCGGGTAACCGTGATCAAGAAAAAACATGCGACCCAGCTCCGCGAACGCTGGGGCAGTAACCCAGCCACCAAGTTCGAAGATGTGGACCTGCTCTATCACATCGACGAATGGGATGCCATTCTTTGCAGGCGCAAGAATAACCAGCATCTGGTCATCCTCCAGACCGGCTACTACTACCAAGTCAAAACCGTCCATGCGCCGGTAGGCAAATCGTCGCATGCGCTGGCCGAGGCCCGCGAGATTATCGAGAACCTCCCGCAGCTTTTATTAGATTGAAAATCTGCTTGCACATTCAAAGGATTTTTGCTTTACTGGTTTCACCATGAACAACACCCTGAAAAAATTCGGAAACTACAACGTCAGAATCGTGCGCAAAGGCGACCGCTACGGCCTCAATGATTGCCTGACCCATGATGAGGACGATCTAATGGTCGAGTTCTACCTGGACTCGCATCATGATATTCACGGCCCACGCGGCTTCTTCGTCAGCCGCTACTACATCGGCACGCTGCTGAACCAGCCTGGGTTCTACGGCCATGAGCACAAGCCTGGAACTGGGCTCTGCCTGTACGGCGGCAACCAGTACGAGGATTCCATCAACGTCCCGGGCAAGGATTACGAGCAAGTCCTGGCCTACCTGGAGGAACTGCAATGAGCGAGCAAGAACTCCACCTGAAGACCCTGGAGGACTACCGGGAGATGGGCCGTCTCCAGGGCCGTGAGCAGATCCGCAAGATCCACGAGGAGACCGTGCTGGCGCACCTGAAACGAATGCAGACTGAGAAGCACTCCAGCCAGTACGCCCAAGGCTACATCGCTGGCTTGGAGTACTGCATCAGAACCCTTGAAATCAAGTCCTAGCCACCCTGCCGCTTCGAGGAGCGGCAGCAGGCTATGAATGAACCAACCAACTCACCCATCTTTAACTGGCGCGACCGGCCCCTGGATTATCCGCTCAAGGAGATCGAGGCCACACTGCGGAAGCGCCTAGCTGAAGGATACAGCTTTCACCAGAAATTTACCTGCGAGCACTGTGGGCAGCGGCTAACTGTCGAGGAGGAAAATGTCCTCCTGGAAGAAGGCGGCTGCGACCAGTGCGGCGGGATCACCAACATAAAAAAGAAAGGCTGCAATTACATGCTGCTTAAAACCATATGAGCACAGAACCAGAACCAACCAACCAACCCATATTCAACTGGGGCCACCCCGGCCACATCGTGGCTGAGTGGGAGCGCCGTGGCGACGAGGAGGGCATAGGCTTTGAGTGTCGGGCCTTTGACCACCCGTTGCAGTATAAGATCGACATCTGGACATTGAAGGAACAGCGGGGCAACTACCGGATGCGCCTAGATGGCTTCGGCCACCTCAGGTGGTTTAACGAGGACAGCCTCCAGGAGCTGATCGCCCAGCTGATGAACATCAGCGTCACCGAGGTGATCGCGGCCAGCCGCCAGATGAGCGGCATGCACCGGAAGGCCTACAACGCCTGGAAGGATAAACCCGAGGGCAACAACTGGCCCGAACCGCCGCCGGAAGTGCCGGAACTAGTGATCGCGGAATACTTCGAGGCGGCCCGCCAACGGACGCTCCAGGAGATGCATCCGCTGCTTCACTTCGGAGACAACTAACCCTAACCGTGGAACTCCACAGTTGTACATCAACATAGAAGACAAATTACCAAAGGACCTGCACCTGGAGGTGGCTTCTAGGCATGAGGATGTGACCGCGATGTACGAGGACGAAGGGCTTGGCGTCCTCGTACAGCCGTTCTATGAACGGGCCAAAAATGAGTTCACCAAGAACGAAGCAAGCTGGCACATGTGGGAGGGCTACTATGTAGAGCACGGTGACAGCAGCAACCTGTACGTGGTCGGCATACTGATGCATCGGAACATCTTTTTCGTCCGGGCTATGCGCGTCAAAGGCGTCTCCACCGCCCAGCGCAAGGAAGTAGAGAAGAGCATCAGCGAAATGATGATCCAGTATCTAGAAGTGCTAATGCAAGAGATGGACCGCATCGTGCCACCCGGCATGGGCAAGAGCGGGGAACCGTGGAACTCCACACTTTGAATCCCTGATTGACTTTTCAAGTCGAAACCGATACAGTAATAATATGCAATCAACCCTGACTAAACGAGAAATCCGAGAGCTAGCGCCCGCAGCGTTAGCCACCCACCCGGCCAAACGGGTCTCGGACAAGTATAAGTTCTACCCGACTAGCGCCATCATTGATGCGCTGGGCGGCGAAGGTTGGGCGGTGATCGAGGCCATAACGGCCCGGTCCCGCAGTAACAAGATCCCCGTTCAATACCGGCGGCACGAGCTGGCTTTCGCTCACCGCGATGTGCTGGCCAAGAAATCGAAGTTGGAGGAGATCCCCCGGATCATGCTGACCAATAGCCATGACGCGAACTGTGCGGCCCGGATGTATGCGGGCCTGTGGCGCTTCATCTGCTCCAACGGCATGCGGATCAGTGACGGCGTGGTGCAGTCGGTGCGGATCCCGCACACCCATCGCACCATCGAAGAGGTGGTGGCGACGGCCCAGGCGTTCCGCGCTAACACCCAAAGAATCGGGCAGCATGTCGAGGCCTTCAAAGGCCGGATCCTGACAGACGCCGAAGTCCGGGAGTTTGCTAAGTGGGCCATCGTATTGCGCCAGCCGCAACAATCCGAGACGCTGATCGCCCCGGATGATATCCTGCGGATCGAGCGCACTCAGGATGTCGGCAATAGCCTCTGGACGGTCTTCAACCGAGTCCAGGAACACTTGCTGAAAGGTGGCTTTCCGATCTACCGGCACACTGAAGGTGGCTGGATTGAACGGACGGCGCGGCCCATCAAGGGCATCAGCCAAAATCTAGAGTTGAATGGGGAACTATGGGATTTGGCCGAGCAGTTCCTCAACTAACTACAACCTTGACGAAGTGAACCGGGCAAGCCCACGCTGCCCGGTTTCACGTTGTTATGATAAGCTACAAATTAAGATGGAAAGAAGGCGACATCACTGACCCAGTGGTGCAATTGAATTTCTACACGCGAATATGGAATCGAAGACTAAACAACACAATAGAGGAGGAGCCCGAGCCAATGCTGGGCGGCCCAAAAAAGACGAAGCGATTTGGGGCAAGATTAATTGCGTTCTACGAAAGGATACGATCCAGGCCCTCCGGGCAGGGTGCGGGGGCAAACACAAGCACTTCGGTGAGTTCTTGCAGGCCCACCTGGACGAGTACCCGCTACCGGATAGGGAAACCTACCTCTACAGGCAAAGGGTAAAAAAGCTGATGTCTAACGGCTGGCGGCCCAATCCTGAACGCGAGAAGATGGTCCGGGATCTCAAGCGCCAGGAGCGCGAACGATTGCGCCAGCTGGCCTGGGAGAAGAAACACCCCGAGCAGAAAGCTTTCCTGAAGACCTTGAACCAGCTGAAACGCAAGCAGGCCAAAGAGCAAGCCACTGCATGACCTGCCTGGAGAAGCTTTCCAGGGCTAACCGCTGGCGCGTTCGCACGGGCCGGATGGCCAGCGATGAGACAGCCGGATGGAACGGTTGTTTCCTGATCCCTATCGATGGCCAGATTTGGCAGATCCAGATAGCAGACGGCATGGGCTGGAAGCACTTGAGCGCCACCAACGCCCAGAAGCACCAGCTGCCGTCCTGGCAGATAATGGTCCGGCTCAAGAGTCTCTTTTTCTCAGACGAGGAGTGGGTTGTCATGTACATCCCGGCCCAGGAGGATTACGTAAACGATCACCCTTACGTACATCATCTATGGGCACCCTTAGACGAAAAGCTTCCCATTCCCCCCATCGTTCTAGTCTAAAGCGGAGGAAAGGCCTTCGCCACGCTTCCAGCCGCCGCGCCGTCCAGCTCAAGGAATACGCACGGCTGAAGCGGGATTGGATCTTCTCACATCCAACCTGCGAGATCTGTAAAGCCAAGCCTGCGGCCCAGGTGCACCATCGGTGTGGCCGGATCGGTGACCGGCTGAACTCTACCGAGGATTGGCTGGCGGTTTGCGCCGATTGCCATTCCAAAATTCATAGCCACGGTAGCTGGGCGCGAGAACAAGGATTTCTAAAATAGCGCTTGCATGCGCAACGTTTAGTCAGTAGTGCTTTAGCACTGAAGAGGTAGTACTTTAGTACTACTTGAAGGATTGATCCAGGGATCAAAATCGTGCAAACTACCCCCATCGAAGCAACGATTTACTACCGGCACTACTTGGGCGAAGTCGCCCGGTTAAAAGCGGCCATTATCCCCTTAACCGACCAGCTGGCGCGTTGTAGTCCAGGCGCTATAGCAGCGGTTAACCGGGTCCTGGACCGGCGGCATTTTCGCGTTCGCGATTCGGAGCTGATGTGTACCCTCTTGCTTAAGGCGGCAAATCGAACCAGGGCTAACCTGGACGAGTATTTCCCTTTGATGCGGGATGGATTAATCGCGGCTGCCGAAGAGCTGGAAGATGCCGTGGCCGAGTATCAGCGCCACTTTGCGGCGTTACGAAGCGCGAGCCTTCCGACCGAGTAAAACGCAACCACAGGAAGTGTTATGGAAATCCAACCGTATTACGGTGACGAGCCCCTTGTCGTCTCAAGTGTCCAGATCCAGGTCAACCCGGCTGACCGCAAACGCGCCCGCGAGCTACTGACGGCCACCGCTGACATCATCGAGGTTAAAGACGAGCCAACCTATAAGCTCGCCACGCACGCCCTGGGCCAGCTCAAAGGCATGCTGGACGAGATCGACCGAGGCAAAAAGACCGTCAAAAGCCCCTTCGACAAAGTGATCGATATGATTCGGGACAAGGCCCAGGAGATCTGGGAGCCGGTAATGAACGAGCACCGCCGGGTGCAGACGATCCTGAACGGCTACGTGGCGATCCTGGAAGCCAAGCGCAAAGAAGAGGAGCGCCAGCGGCGGGAAGAGATCCGCAGGATCCAGCAGGAGCATGACCGCAAAATCCGCGAGGCCCGTGAGGCCCAGGTGAGGGCCGAGAACGAGGCCAGGGCTGCCCTAGATGAGGTGGCCAGACAGAAGGCTCACGCCGAGGCCCAGACTCAATTACTCCTGGCGGCCCAGGAACAGCTGGCCAAAGAGCTGGCCGTCGAGGCCAGTAACAGCCTTGAATCGAATAAGCGCGGTCTAGTTCCAGGAGGCCGCGTTGATCACAATTACGAATTCGAATTGACCAACATCAAAGAAACGATCCAGGCCGGTTGCCTGCACCTGATCCGTTGGGAGATCGATCACCGGGCCTGCCAGGACAGCTGCCGGAAGCAACTAGAGATCGACCCCAGCAGCGAGCCAACCCTTCCCGGTATCAAAGTAACAAGAAAAATCAACGTTAGCGTTAAAGCCCTATGAGTTCAGCCATGCCTCAGACCTATACCCAGCCCCAGTACTATCCAGCGACATCGCTGCCATTCCTCTCCGAGGAAGAGATCGCGCTTTTAAAGCGCACCGTCCTTTCCAAGTTCCCCGAGGACGAGCAAATGACGTTTATCAGGATCTGCGAGCGCACCAAGCTCGACCCATTCAGCAAGCAGATCCACGCCACTAAACGCTACACCAAGGTCACAGATTCCAAGGGTGAGACCAAGAAGGTACCTACACTTGTGCCAGTGACCGGCATCATGGGCCTGACCGCAGTGGCCGAGCGCACCGGCAACTACGATGGATGCGAGATCAAATGGGCTGGGCCGGACGGAGCATGGCGGGACGAATGGCTGGCCCAAGATCCGCCGGAAGCCGCCAAATGCACCGTATATCACAAGCAACGTAAACATCCCGAAGTGGCCATTGCTAGGTGGAAAGCCTTTGTCGGGACCGTCTACGACTACGACACCAAGACTTGGGTAGTTAGTGAATTTTGGGACAAGATGGATGATTACATGTTATCGAAATGCGCCAAGGCCGCTGCGCTTCGTGGCGCGTTCCCGGATCCCTTGAGCAACGTCTACATCCGAGAGGAGCTAGAGTCACACCTGACCGATTCCGAGGCCGACCTGGACGCCGCCGAGGCCGCTGTCAGGAAAGGTATCGAGGAAGCCAGTAAAGCCGCCCAGGAAGAGGTGAAGGTCAAGCCCAAGAAGGCCCAGGCCCCCGTGGAAGCACCGCCGGAGCCTAAGCCCACGGTTGTCCCACCCCCGCTGCCGGAGGAGCCAGAAGCACCGCCCACAACGCCACCGGAAAGCTACGGCCCAAGCGCTGATTTCGAGACAGCGCCAGCCAGTGACGGTCAAGCTACTCCCTGGAAGGAACACACGATATTAGGCTTGAGACACGCCAAGTTCCACAAGCGCAAGATCGGAGAACTGAGTCTGCCGGAGCTACAGGTACTGGAACAGCAGTGGATTCCGATAATCCGGGAGAAATGGGAAGAGGCCAACGATTACCAAAAAGCTGACGTGGCAGCCCTGGAATCCGCCATTGCCTTCCATAAGATGGACATCCATCAATGAAAGAAATTTTAGCCAAAGACAATAGTCGCCTCCTCGTCCTGGAGGAGTGCGAGAAAAAGATCGGGAACTACTTCCGCCGTGGCCTCGAAGCCACGGTCGGGATTGGCCAGCAGTTACGTAAAATCAATGATCTGGAGCTGTACCTGGAGCGCGGCTGCCGCTCTATCAATGAGTACGCCCAGGATTGTCACGGCCTCAATGCCCAGGCAACAACGCGCTTTATTGGAATCTCCCAGTCAGCAGAACTGTTCAAAAGTAAGGGCATCGAGCTACCGGCCAACGAGACCCAGCTGGCCGAGCTGGCCCGCCTGGAGCCGGACAGACAGCTCGAAACCTGGGAGCTAGTGAAGAAAGCCGCCGAGGTCAGGGAAGAAACGGTCACGGCGGCCAACGTGCGAACGGCGGTGGATAACGCCAAGGTAGTCAAGCTGGCTCCAAGCCCCCAGCCCGCGCCCAGGAAGTCATTGGAGGAGCCCGATCTCGATCTGGGATCACTTGCACCTGACTCTGAACAGAACGGCTCTACGGGGCGTATAGAGGTTCCCCGGATCAGCTTGAGCGAGGACGGCGAGGAGGCCCTGGAACGGATCCGGCGCACCTGCGGTGAGGTGGTGGCAGAGGCCATCGAAGGTCACCGGATCCAGATCTCGGAACGGGAACTGATCCTGTGGGCCAACCAGGAGGACCCAAACCTTCTGACTCACTACGTTGCCGAGCGAGGATGGAGCGTCTCCAAAGCTATCGGGTTCGAAACCCAGACCGTAACCGAGAACACCAAGCTCTCGAAGCTCTTCATCCTGGCCATCGCCAACGGCGGCCACTTCGAGGTTGACATGGAAACAGCAACCGTCTCCGTCGATATGGCTGAATCCGATGCGTAAGTCCTTGCAAATCAGCAAAAATCCCTCCGTAACGGAAGATCTGAAACGTTGCGCATGAAGCAGAAAATGCAGATCGGCCAAGCGCTCCAGGTCGAGGTGATCTGGTACGACCAGCTGCCTGTCCCGCCAGCAGAGGATCATATGACTGGCGAGATTATCGGCTGGCGGCCCACCCAGGTCATCGTCCGGGTACCTAACTATGCAGTCCTGCGGTTTTGGAAGTCTACCGGCCTAGAGGTCGGCAATGGGGCGCATGAGCGCCGGGGCTACCGCATTAGCCTCGACGCTCTGGCCGAGTCAGTTAAACCCAACCTTGGCGTGGAGGTAGACCTGGATGGCGAAATGTCCTCATTGCAATAAGATCCTGGCTGATGAGTGGGTGAAAAAGGAGGGCGCGTCCCTAATGGGCAAGGCGGCGAAGGGCAAAGCCAAGCGCCGGAGAAATGCCGCCGCTGCCGCCCGCACACGCTGGAAAAAGAAAGAGGACGATTGATTCTCTGCTCAAACAATTCGCTTGCATAATGTCTGCCAATAGACGAAATTACTCTACTGGAAGGAGGGCCAACACTAAGGGGACGGAGCTTAAAATACCGATCCACGACTCACGGCCCTCTGACCAGCCAATAGTATGCAAGCCACAACCAAGAAAAGATTCCGCGATTACCAGGAGGAAGCCAGTAATGCCATCCTCACTGCCTGGAATAAGGGCCAGAATAACATTGTAGCGCTAGCGACCGGGGGCGGGAAGACCCTCATCGCTGCCGGTACTGCGGCCCGCGTTCAGGGTCGCGTCTTATTTCTCGCGAACCGCAATGAACTCTGTGTGCAGCCGCTGGCTGTCTTCACAGATCAACTGGGCTACGTTCCGGCCCTGGAAAAGGCCGACTCCTATGCGCCTCTGGACGCACGAGTCGTCATCGGCTCTGTCCAAACCCTCACCCGGAAAGCACGCCTGGAGCGCTTCCCGAAGGATCACTTTTCCTATATCTTCGCTGACGAGTGTCACCTCTCGCTAGCCGAGAGCTGGAAACGCATCTTCAGCCACTTCGCAACCGCCAAGCGGTGCGGCATCACGGCCACGCCATTCCGGTCGGATAACAAATCGCTTACCGAGCTGTTTGAGACCGAGGCCTACCGCAAAGGCATATTTGATTTGGTCGACACCGGCTACTTGGTGAACCCGGATCACGTAGATCGCTTGACCACGGCTATCTCCCTGGCCGAGGTTCGCATCCGACGCACCACGGAGGGGGTAGACTATGATCCAAACGATGCCGCAGACGCTATTCAACCTTACTTCCGGGAGATCGCCCGCGAGATCAAGGCCAAGCATAGCCAGAAGAAAATTCTGGCTTTCCTCCCTCTCGTTGCCAGCAGTCAGAAATTTGTCGCCGCCTGCCAAGCCGAGGGATTAGCCGCTGTTCATATTGACGGCGAGGACGAGCAGCGGGACGAGAAGCTGGAGCTGTTCAGACAGGGCAAGATCCAGTTGCTATCGAACGCCGCGCTGCTCTCCACCGGCGTGGACATCCCATGCTGCGACTGCACCCTGAACTTGCGGCCCACCCGGAGCCGGGTTCTTTACCAACAAATTGTTGGCCGGAGCACCAGGACACTGCCTGGGGTGATCGATGGCATTCCTGATATCGCCAAACGCCTGGAAGCCATCCGCAATTCCGCGAAGCCGCAGGCCTATATCTTAGACCCTTTGTGGCTCTCGGAGGATCACAGCTTGGTGACTCCGGCCAGCCTGATCGCTCAAACCGAAGAGGAAGCCGAAGCCATGCGCTCACGCGCGACCGGCAGCTACTCCCTCCGCTACGTACAACGCCAAATCCAGCTTGAAAGAGAGGAGAGCATCCGCCGCCGCCTAGAAGCGACGGCCCGGTTTCGCGAAGGCCGGATTACTGCCGAACTCTTCGCAGCGGGAACCCATGATCGGGACCTCCTCAATTACCAGCCTGTCTACGCCTGGGAACGCCAACCGGCAACGAAGTTCTCGCGCCTCCTCCTTGAACAGAGGGGGATCGACCCGGACTCAGTCCAAGGCGAAGGGCACGCTCGCGCTCTCATTGCTGCGGTCAATCGGCGGCGTTACCGGAAACTGCCTGAAATTCGGGCTCTCGCTGCTGCTGCTGCTGCTGAAGCGGCGGATCTCTGGACACTCACGGCGATACAGGCGGGGAGGTACTAAAAGACTATGGAACTAGAAAAACTAATCGAGATCGCCTACGAAATGGCGTCTAAGAAACTCATCACAAGTAAGGAGGAACTGCTTCCCATGTTCCTCCTGTCTAAGGAGGGCGGCAGCTGCGATGTCATCGGCTGCCCTTGGAAAGACAACCAAGACAAACAGGACGCCGTCCGGGAAGTGGGCCTCCATATCATCCGTAGCGATGACAAGGTGCAGGCTTACTCGCTCCTAAGCGAGTGCTGGACAAGCGCCTACAAGGTGGGCGAGAAAGCGCGAGCCGACCGGCCAGAGAATGATCCCCAGCGCCAGGAATGCGTTGTCTGCCTCGCTAGCGATGGCGACGAGCATCTCTTCTACTCCTGGAAGATAGGCCGGGACCGGCGTGGCTACTGCGTCAGCCTGACCGGCGAATCGAAGCCCTGGGGCCAACAGGACGGCTCCTGGATGATCGAGGCCCTGGATAAGGCCATGCAACTTAAAGATCACATGGAGGCCATGAAAAAGGAGATCATGGAGGGCCGGGGATGATTCCTAAAATCATCCTAGCTCTCCTCCTGGGCTGGCTAGTGGGTTTCATGGCTTTCTTTTTCCTCCCAGGCAACTGGCACTTCAGCGCCCCGCTCTGGGCTTTCTCCTCAACCCTCGCTTTCCTTCGCATCACCGATGGAGCCTGAAGCCGAACGCTTGTACCGGATCTACTCGACCTGGAGCGGAGGCTTGCACCACTGGTGCGCCACGCGGCTGGGCCGTCATGTGGATGCTGAGTTTTTCCCTCTCACCTGGAAGTTCAAGGTCTATTCCGGCAACGCCCAGGAGGAGCTGTCCCTCTCCGGCCTCCCAGGTCTCACCCGGCCCAAGGATGAGCTTTCATTCACCCTTCAGCTGCCCAAGCCGGAGGACGAGCCGACCGATTCCGACCTGGACAAGACATTCAAAAACATCTGTCTGGCGACCGCCAAAATGCTGGAGCTGGACCTGGGCGTGCCTAAGCTGACCGGAATCAAGAAACCAAGGAAAGGCTATGGGAATCCGCGTAGAATTGAGCCCCCACCTCCTGAATCTGATGAATGATAAAGACCGAGAGTGGGTCGAGCGAGAATGCAAGTTCCAGGGTAAACCCATGCCCAGGAATTACGATGAATCGACCGCCAAGGATCCCAAGCTCCAGATCCACCCGGAGCCCAAGCAGGATATCCCGGAGCGCAAACAGCAGGCCGACTTTGCCAACTGGCTACTCCTCCAAAACTCGAATGGCCGGGATATTCCCTTTTGCTGGCACGCCACTCACACCCGCTCCAAAGCGAGCCCTGGAACGCCAGATTTCTGGGTCGGAATCAACCGGCACAGTATGTGGATCGAATTCAAAAAAGACTACAGCCAGGAACTGAGTCCAGAGCAGGAAGAGTTCCGGCGAAAATGCGAAGTTCAATGCTGCGAATGGCACATCGCTTACTCGTGTGCTGAGGCCATCAAAATTGTCAACGAAGCCGATAAACTCACCTTTTGACGACTGGGAGCCGGTCTATTCCTATCTGATTCCGACTCGCAAACGACGACGGCGCTGTCTCGAATTCAGGCGCAATTTGAGTTGGGACGGCACCCTCCAGAACAAGGCAGCGGCCCGCGACGATGACCCGGACACCAGCAAGGACGCCGCCGAGTCGATCCCGGACCTGGACGTATTCCTTGCCAAATTCCTGGTTGATCGGATCCTGGGCCGCAACGGCGGGACTGTCGTTTCAATCGAACTAAGGGAAGAAGCGATGGCCGGAATTGCCGCCGGATTAATCGACACAAAAGGCTATCCGGTCCACGTCCGGGCCGAGTCAATCCGCCGCCGTTTTAGCGATCTTTGCCCTGATTGACAGTTGTCGCTCATGAGGCTTTTCAGTTTTACGCCACTTGATTTCTCCTCCACTGTCATCCTCCCATCGGATTATCTCGGTGATCATCCACCAGCCCAGCTTGCCCTCGGGATCCCGTCGCGGGACTACCATGCCCACGCGAGCATCTTCGAGGGAGACATGTTGCTCTTTCATTCTGCTGCTTTGACGTTGGGTTGGTCTAGCTCCTTGGCTAAGTGTTGGGTCGCCCGTTGCACAGCGCACAGCGTTCGCTTTTCATGTGAGCGACTGGAGTGTACTCTGTTTCTTTCTTATCGGTCAAGGTCCTGACCCAGTAGAGGCCTTGGCCGTTGATTGCAGCAACAGGCTGCGATGGCGGCTCAACAGCAGGCAGCTCAAGGCCAGCTTGATGACCGTCATCAGGCCAAAAAGACATGTAAACAGCCAATTCCGCCTTTCCTGTCCGATTCCTGTATGCGCAACGTTTAGTAGGATAGATTTAGGACAATGCGCAACGTTTCATAGGACCAAATGAGATATTATCGGATATTACGTAAAAAGTCGCTTCCCGGCCCCAGGAGGCTCGTAGAGACATTTTACTATACCGGCAGATGCATGGTCCGAGCGCTAGAATCGCCTTATAGAGCGTTTTCCAAAAATCGAAAACGTTGCGCATTTTCCGTTACGGAACTAAAAATGTACCGGCCAGACCCGTACAATTCCGACATTACGCACAAAACCACACATCCACTTGACAGGTGCGGCTTCCTCCTCTCCCCTTATGGATCCCCTCTCCTCTTTTCCCCCTCCTGCCGGAGGCCCCGCAGGATTTTTTTCGGTTTTTAAAAAAAGTTGCTCAGTTCGTCTCGGCACAACGTTGCGCATAGATTTGAAAAAGTCCTATGAAACGCTAGGTTGCAGATGTTAGCCCCCCGCGCAAAATTACAGAGGTGCCCCCTATGCCGCCCAAGAAAAAACCGATTAATGCTGGCCAGCAGTTTTTCAGCGAAGTTCAGAAAGCTGTAGAAGACTCTTATAAGTCACGTCCCAGGGGCATGCCTTGCCTGGAAGTCCTGACAACCGAGATGAAACGCCTGGGCTTGCCCGCGAGCGATGCCGAGTATCTCTATGATGCTTGGCTAGCCAACGGCTTTGTGACCGGCAAACATCGGATCAGGAGCTGGAAGGCTGCCCTTCGCAATTGGTTCCGCAATGGCTGGCTGCCCTCACAGAAAGGGATCCGGCCCGGACAACCAGACGAATCCTACCCCAGCTATGAACGAGTCCAGGCGTGGTGCTCCAGGAAGAACGTAAGCAAGATGACGGCTCGCGCCTGGGGGGAGCTGATGACCGGACGATTCCGAGGTAAGCCGATCACGAATGAAGTGGACTTCGATGCCGCCCTAGAAGTAATTAGGGCGCAATGGATGAAGGAACCTTAGCCCCCCTGGAACAAGCACTTATGGATAAAACTCCAGACCTGCGGCTCCCTTGGGAGGCCATCGAGTTCGAGCAGGCCGCACTGACAGGATTCGGCAGCCCGCGAGCCTGCTACCTAGTAGAAGATAGCCGGGGCATTATCATTGCCATGTTTGAAGACTTGGCTATGGCCCAGGAGGTAGTACGAATAGTGAATGGATCTCCTGGAGTTGCGACGAAACTGCGGCGACGGCTCAGACGAGGAGCTAGTAAAAGCCGTCTCCGCGATTGACCCATCCGTTAAGGATCCGACCCAGGCGAAGGCCTATCTCTGGGCGTTGATCCGGCGGCTCCTGGACACCGAGCGCTATGCCCTGGCCGGGGCGCTCCTGTGGGGCGAGGCCCTCTTTAATCCTGGGCCGCGAGCCGTGCAGCAGCTGCTCAAGTTCATTCGCCAGTCACAGAACCTGATCTGCCTGGGCGCTGCGGCGGTTGGGAAGACCTATACCATGATCTGCTACCTCCTGATGGACTGGCTCCGGGATCCTCAGTACACTGAGATCAAAGTCATCTCGACTACCTCAGGCCATGCGAAGAGCCAGAGCTTCTCTACGTTACAACGCCTCTACAAGGCGGCCTTGGTTCCCCTGCCAGGGTTCACGATGGACGGATTCGTTGGTCTTGATCCTAAGGATCGGCACGGCTCGATATCACTTATTGCAGTGCCACAGGGCGAGGACGGGCGCGGAGTACTTCAGGGCTATCATCCAGTTCCTCGTACACGGCCTCACCCGACTTTCGGCAGCATGTCCCGCGTCAGGGCGCTACTCGACGAGGCCGAGGAGATACCCTCAGGTGTCTGGGAGGGTGTCGCCAACCTCTTGGCGAGCGGCTGGGGGCCGGAGACGGTCAAGGTATGCTGTGCCACGAACCCCAGGGACGTGACCAGTAAACTGGCCCAGCTGGCCGAGCCGGTGACTGGGTGGACTACGCTCAACATGGACACCGACACCGAGTGGGTCAGCGCCGAGCGCTGGCAGGTTTTACGCCTGGACGGTGCCACCACCGAGAATGTGGCCGAACGCAAGCTGGTCTTCCCTGGCTTCCTGACCTTCGATGGCTTCCAGAAATACGCCCTCGAGCTAGGCGGCCAGAGCCCGAAGTACCTCACCTTTGGCAGGGCGATGTACCCGTTGGCTGCCTTACAGAATACCATCATCCCTTACTCGCTCCTGGAGGCGGTGATCGGCCAGTATATTTTCGACCAGCGCACCATCGGGATCGCCGGAATCGACCTCGCTGCCGAGGGCGGCGACAGGATCATTGTCTTTGTCGGCGTGTACGGTCGGGCCATCGGATTCACTCCCTTACGCGGCACGCCCAGCCTTTGGAAGAAGCCACGGTACTGCATTCAGGCGAACCAATGGTATGAGTTGCCCAAGGAGAAGACTATCGCCCTGGCTTCCAGCATCGAGACCCGGCTCCGGGGCCTGAATATTCACCCCGCCTGGACGACAGTGGATAGAACCGGGATCGGCACCGGCCCCTGTGATGCTCTCCAGGAACAGTGGAGTCCCGAGGTGCGAGGTGTCATGTGGGGTGCCGAGGCCAGCGCTCTCAAGATCCTCTCGGACGATCACGATTTCAGCGTGGAAGTGTACGACGGGATCACCACCGAGATGTACATGAGGGTGCGCAAGTTCCTTGAGTTTGGCTTCCTATGCATTCACCCCCAGGTGCAGACCCCGCAGCTGTTCAAGGAGCTGTCGGGCCGCCGTTACCAGGATGCCACCAAGGGGCCAAGCGGCAAGCCGCGCATCAGATTAGAGCCCAAGAAAGAATTTAAACGCAGGCTGGGGTGGTCGCCGGACATCGGAGATGCCCTGGTGATGATGTGCCATGGCGCTGCCCTCAACGGTCCAGAGAAAGCGACCATGCTGGGAGCGACCCGCTCAGTGCTGGCCCAGCGGCCTAAGAGTAACCTTGGGATCCGGGAGCAGACCGAGTACATCCATGACTGGGAGTAGTCAGAGCCCAAATAGGTGGAGAAGCTAAGGAACTTGCTATGACTAATGGAATTCAGGATCTGGCAAAGAACAGCTGGCTCTGACCACGAGCTAATCTTTTAGGTTTTGGGGAATGTCAAGAAGGAGTATAGCTAGCGCTAGCGTTCTCCTCTCCTTTTTCCATGAAGAGTATCCCACCGTTCTCGAAAGAAATGTACACCGGAGACACGGTCTCCAATGACGAAGGGCAGCGGGCAGGCTTCCTTGACCACGTCAAGATGACTAAATGCGCCGAGCGGGAGCCGAGGAAAGGGCTGGCCGACTTCCAGGAGCAGCCTCCTGGGCTGGCTCCCAACCCCGAGTACCCCGAGTTTAAGAAACGATCCGACGACGGTTTGCCGAGCTTCCCGGCTCCGTTCAGTAAGACTACCATTAAGGGCGGCCCCAAGGCACCAGGAACCCCGGCTCCAGGCCAGAACGCATTCTAAAAAAGCATGCTTTTTAAATGGCTGTCGAGTACGGGATCATTACTTCGGTAGTGCCTCCTCAGGGCTGGCACTATCCCCAACAACTATCAAGCGGGCAGAACGTCAAGATCACCGGCTTCTCTTTCGAGCAGCTCCTCTCCAGCATGCTGGACTTTCGCCGCAGGCACCCCGAGCTTTGCGGCGGCATGGCCCAGGCCACCATGGAGATGTGCCGCACCGACCTGAAGCGGTATCTCTGTGAACATTTCCGCCAGAACTGTGCGGATGCTCCTACCTCCCCGACCATCACAGCAGGGATCGGTATGGCTCGCACTTATCACACTCCCATTGACCGGGCCGGAGACTGGCTCTCACGTGTCGGCCATATGCGGCTGGAGAAAGTAGATCCAGCCCTGGCCGCACAGCGAGCCCACATCTGTGCCAGCTGCCCGCAGAACGTGCGGTGGGCCACGCCGTGCGCCCCGTGCAATGATGCGATCAGCGTACGGATCCAGAACGCCAAGGGGAGCTTGGCTACTCCCTACGACCGCAACCTGTTTGTGTGTCGGGTCTACGGTCACACCAACGAGGTAGCAGTCTGGCTGACCGACACCCACGCCGCTCCCCAAGGTAACCCCCCGCCAGTTTGCTGGCACAATCCACATGGCTAGCGATAACATTACTGCCTCTTTCGGAGGCGAACAACTTGGGCGCATGAATAGCCCCAAGTTCAAAGGCGACACCACGGAGGTAGCAAACAAGCCGATCTCCTCGGCCTACCAAGCCTTCGAAATTTTCCAGCGCCTGCAAAGGGACAACCAAGCCAGAGCTAACCGCAATAAGCTCATTGCCGATTCTTACAATGGCGCTTCTCCGTTCGACCAAAAGAAGCTCGACAACGCCGGGGAAGGTTGGCGTGCGAACTTCTCGACCTTGGTCCTGGCCACATTTGTAGACCGGGTAGTTCCTCGGCTAG